GGGGTTTGATAACACAACCCCCGGCTGCTGATAATGAAATTGATGACCCCCGTCATGTTGATAAAGAGACTCCTTTTCCTCATTCAATATCAAAACAAATCTTGGTATGATGATGTTGTTGTTACACTTCGTGCCAATAGTATTAATTTTAAAACCTTATGGTGTATAGGTAACCGTATATGTTTATGAAAACAACTATCAAGTATGTAGCTATTGATAGTTACAAAGACAGTGTTCTTAATCAAGTAGTTTATACTGGTAAAGTTAAAGTTACTATTGCTGATGACATTGATGTTATTGTACGCAATGTAGATAGTGATGGCGTTGTAGAGTTTGAAAAAGCTAAAGGCAAGACTTTTAAAATGAAGTCTAGTGCTTTTAGTGCACAACTCAGAAATGGTGTTGATGATGCAATGTCTGGTATGTTGTCTTATTTCTTGGATAGCAACAAAGAATTAGGCAATGACAAATATGTTGCGCAACTTAATGTTATTCTTGCTGGTGCAACTATTGATGTAGTTGCTGAACTACAAGCAAGTGAAGATGATTCAGAAGATACTAAAGAAGTATACTTCTATACTATCTCTAATATTGAGTTGACATCAATGGCTAAACTAGTTATTGGCTCTAAGTTCTGTCGCGAATGTCTGTACATAACAGATATTAATGACATAAAGGCGTTTATTAGCACGCTTGAATAAAAGCTGGTCGACCTAAGCATGTCGTTAAACTGCTTATTAATTTTATTATTTAACTTAAAATACTTATTCTTATGAAAACAATAATGTGTTATATAGCTGCTGTTATTATTTATGCTGCTATAATAGGTAGTATAGTTTGTGGTGTAATAGCTATGATATGTGGCGTTTACTATGGAAATATAGTATCGTTAATAATGGGCTTTATAGTATTTATACTCAGCCTAATTATGTGGTCTATGTTACAAAAAATATAGACTATCATACAACAATGGGAGCAAATGTTGCTCCTATTGTTTTTGTTTGTAATCCTCATTCAAATACAGAAATGAATCTGACTACATTAGTTGATGCTGCTCCTCATTCAAAACAAAATAAATCTTGGAGTACACTTCATGTTACTCTGATAATTGTTCTGATAAATGTTTAACTAATAAAATTGATTAATTATGAAAAGTATTGAACAAAATGTAGGTGTTGTATTTAGCGCTATTGAAATTCAAGATGCTATTATTATTGCGCCTTTAATGGATGAACTAATTAATGTTCTTAATATTATTAGAAGATATAACAAATATATGTCTTTAAATCAAAAAGAACGAGAGATGTATAAACGTCCTGATGGATATACTGAAAGTTTTGGAAGTCTTAATTATACTAGTATTAATAATATCTATAAAACCCTAACGGCTCATGGATATTGTGGTACTGGTAATATTGATTTGCTTCCCGATGGTTATCCGTTGGTGGCTAAAAATTGATATTAACCCTAACGGTTATGAAATTTGCTTACAAATTCAAAACCCTTTAATACTTTGAAGGGATATACTACGTATATCCCTGAGAAGTATTAGTATTAAAAGTCGAGATTTTGTCGAAAAAATCTTGACAGAAGATGTTCTTTCGAGTTTGGCTTGCCAAACGAAAAAGCCCTTTAAGAATTTATCTTAATTATTATCTTATTAATTGTCTTAATAAAACTCATTCAAGACAAAATAAATCTCGGAGATAATCTGATAAATGTTTAATTTAAATGATAATGATTATGAAGAATAGTGATAATCAGAAACTGATTCATGATATTAATTTGATTATGAATAGACTTAATGCTATTAAAACTAATATTAAAATTATAGATGATTATGATGAGAAATTGTCTATAATTATTAATAATGATGTTGAAGATATTAAGGCTAAAGTCAATTGTTTGGGAGATGTATTAGATGTAACTGTTGAATATGTTGAACTTAAACATTATGGTTATGCTGATTGATAACGGTCGACGGCATAGCCCTCGCGTATAGGTTATGACAGGAGCAGCAGGACTAGTCCTAACCGCCACTATTCTACTTCTATCTCTTAAACTTGCTCCTAATACTCCTAATTAATCATATCTTATAATCCAATTCTAATCATCATTTAATACCAACAATAAAATCAACAGGATAATAATATCTATCATTAATAACCAAATCATATTCATAATTATAACTTACAATCCTATTATTATCAATTATGCCAATTCTTATCTTATTATTATCATTATTGATAATTATATCAATATCTATTACATTATAATAGATTATAATCATATCTATTATTCTGTTCCTCATTCAAAAACAAAATAAATTTCGGAGTGATGATTGATAATTCTATTATTATTGATAATTACTCCTATTATTATATTAACTAACTAAAAACAATTATTTATGGCAACAACTAAAAGAAATGCAGCTGAAGCTACGATAGTAGCACCTGCAACAGAAGAAGTAACGAACGAAGTAATGGAAACTAAAACTAGTTCTATTAAGACAGTTTCACAAGTTATTAAAGACCTACTAGCTAATGGGTGCAAACGTATTGTAAATATGCGTGTTAAGTCTGCTAAGGTTACTGAAAAAGATAATTACACTATGGTTAGTCTTACTCTAGAGAAACCTATTACTGGATATGTATCCGATGAAGATGGCGTATTTGAGAAAGGTGAAACCAATGTTATCTTTGCTAGTACTTATAGTCTTGCAGCTACTCTCAAAGAAAGTGATGATACTGCATTTGCAGCTAATACTCTTGTTGAAAATCCAAAAGGCTTTGAAGTAATTCTTGCTGGTGCTCGTATTGATATTATTCAGCAAGAAGTATCTGCTGATGAACTATATGTAAATCCATTTAGTTCTCGTAGCGAAGACGAAGGGGAATCTCTTGGACATGATACAATCATTAATCATATAGTTTCTATTAATCCCAGCAGTAATGCTAGAGATTTATTGAAACTTATGGCATTGAAGATGATGGGTATCTAAGATATTATAGAACTGCTGATAGTAGTGCCGATTGGTACTACTATTGGTGGTTTTATATACCAAAAACTAATATTTATAACAATCTGATAAGCGTTATCAATATTAAAATTATATTCTACAACATATTATTATATGCCAGCATGGTCACGATATATTATTTTGTAGTAGTCAGTTAAATTTTAACTGATATATTTTGGTATATGATAACAATTATCTATAATTGTAGTAATAATCGTTCACCGCTTAATGGTGGATATTGTTTAATTTAATAATTGTAATACAAATGGAAGAAGTAAGACAAGATGCTGCTCAAAGCAAGTATCAACAAAGACGTGCAAAAGCTAACGCTAACGCTGATGCTAATTTAGAGAATGTTAACAATGATGTTAATGAAACGACTAAAGTTAATCGCAAAGGTCGTGATTTAGGTTTCCAACTTCCTGAACATATTGTAAACATTGCATATATTGTTAAGGATAATGCTGCTATTCGTAGATTTACCGCTCTGAATATTATTAACTATCTTAAACAGACTGGTAAGATTGCTCAAGATAGCACTGGGAACTTTGTAAACTTTTACTGGAATAAGTTCTGTATCACAAGCAATGGCTTAAAGACTGAATATAGCTATAAAGAAACATTCTTCTTGAATTGTCTCGTAGCTAGTTTTAGTCAGTTTGCTAAGAATGCTCAAGATGCTATTAGTGTATTTATTGATACAGAAGGTCTGAATGTAAATATTACAGGTTCTATCGACGCTGAATAATCGACATATTTATCTACATCCTCTACGGGGGGTCTTCGCTAAAGGTCTTACAGATATTGTAGATTCTATTGCGTTGCTCCCCCGTAGGAGAACTAAACAATGTAACAATGTCAATCGAATATATAGAGCCAGAAAATAATACTATTGTTAATTATTCTATTAATATTGACAATAATATTATTGATAAAGATATTGATGATGTTGATTATTCTAAATATGCCGAAGATGATTCTGATGAAGATATGGCTGTTAAATTAGGTTATTAAAATATCCTTTTATGTATATGTGTTAACTAATGAAGGACATAGCGTTGTCCATGGATATAGCACTGCTTGTGAAAGTCGTGCTATTTTGTTGTGTTTATCCTAATTGTATATTATGCTTATAATAGTGCTGTTCGTGAGAATCGCACTATTTATTTTTGTAAATAGTCTTACAATGTGTGTTGTAACTGATGAGTTCAAAAGAACGAAACTGTTTACTTAATCTCATATATCTTACATACTTTATTTGTTAATACTTTGTGTATCTATTAGTGCTGTTCGTGAGAATCGCACTAATGCTTTGAATTGTTGTAAGTCATGTTCTGCCCTTGTTTGTCGTGATGATAAGCAAGGGCATCTTTGTATTTGATAATTCATTAACTAAAACATATATAATTATGGAAACAAATAAAAATAGATTAAGAATTGGAACTGCTGTTTGTGTTAAACTTGATAATCAATATTATCATGGAGTTATTACTCGTATTTGTGATAATGAACATTATAATATTGAACTAGATAATAACACGATTATCACTGCTCATCTGCACCAGCTTTCTCCGATATTACAATTTAGTCCGGAAGAACTTGCTACGCTTGCAGAATCATAGCTATTTTCGATTTTCATATCAGAGTTGATAATTTCATCAGCTTTGATGAGAAAATCGCTTAGAGAGGAAATTTAACATTCGTTTAATATTAAATAATTTGTGATATGAAATATATTACCGGAGATATTGTTCGTGTTAATGATATTGTTAGGATACGAATACCTAATAGTATTAGTAATAAAACTTTAGCTGTTGTAAATAGAATAAAGTTTGACATGTTAGACTGTACAAGTATTGTTAATGGTTTGCCATTATTATTAGATGTTGATAGATGTGAACTTTGTTATCGTAACGATAAAGATTCTATTCTTTATTGGCGTAGAATAATGGATATTAATATTGAAAATTTTATTGCTAAATATAAAGATATCAAATATATTCGTACTAATTGGTTTACAGATGCTTTTGTTAAAAATAATATTACTGCTAAAACTATATTAAATAAAGCTAACATTTATAATGTTAATGATGTGCAAGCTAAAAATAAATTAGAAATAATTGAACCTATTCTTGATATTATTATTGCTTATGACGATTATGAGTTTTGTAAGAAATATTATAAGGCTTTTATTGATGTTAGAGTAACTGATGAAGAATTTAATAATTTATTTGCTGCTATATGGGATTGTTAATTTTAGTAATAGTATTATTTGTGATGTTTTTAATTATACGTCATGAATATAAAGATTATCAGGATTGGAGTAATAAACATAATTGATTCCATCCTCTACGGGGGGGCTACGCTGCTTCCCCAAGATATTGTTTATTTTATAACTTTTAAAACTTATGTAAAATGGGAAAGAAATCCTATGATGAAGTAAGTGTTCTTCGTATTATTGAGAAGAATGCTGGTATCAATGTAAAACCAATGGCTCGTAAAATCGAAATTATAAAAGGGGCTACTTCTGTTGGTAATGGTACTTTAGGTAAGATTGATTATCTTTGTAATTATTGTGGCTGGACTAAACATATTATTACAGCTGATGATAAATACAAAACTAAAGTTGAAGAAGCTAAAGCTAAGAAAGCCGCTATTGAAGCTGAAAAAGCTGAGCACAATAAGCCTAAAGTTAATCTTCTCAAAGCTGTTAAAGCTAATATACGTAAGCCTAAATTGTCTAAATCTAAAACTATGTAATTATGCCATTCTTTAACTTTAATCTTGCTAAAGAGAAGATTAAAGGGACTAAAAGAAAACCTGGCAAAAAGTATGACATTATCGAACGTAATTGTGAAGGTGTTATTATTAAAGAAAATGATATTTATCTTGTTCTTTATAATAATATAAAATATAAAATAACTTCGCAAAGCTATGATTGTACTAATAAACGTACTATTTATGCTAAAGTTAGAGATAAATTTTCTCATCGTATAAAGATTATTCGTGATAAAGATAATCGTAAATGGGTTGATATTCGTTATTATTGCGCTATTTGTGATGGTCTTATTTGTAAAGGTAAGATTATTAAAAATATTTTTGGTGAGATTTTATTTCATGTTCGAGTTTGTTATAATCCTGCTGATGTTGAGGGAACTAGTCTAGCCCTTAAAGAATGGCATCGTTATAAGGCTAGTGTTGAAACTGGTGAAGTAGACGAAAATAACGAATTATGAAATTTGAGGTAGTAAAAGATAAGAATGAAATTATTTTTACTCCTAGTCAAAATAGGGCTATTGATAAGATTTTAGATTTTGTCAATAGTCCTTTTGATGATGGTAAAATTAATGCCTATGCTCTTTGTGGATATGCTGGAACTGGTAAAACTACTATTACTAATCATATAATTATTAATAGTAAATGGAGTACTTCTATGTTTAAATGTTGTGCTCCTACTCACAAAGCATGTCGTGTTCTTAGTATTTCTCTTAAAGGAAAAAAGGTTGATACTATTCAATCAATGTTTGGTTTTAGACCTGATGTTGATATTGAAAATTTTGACCCTGAAAATCCTAGATTTGCTCCTATTGGTAGAATTAAATTAGTTGATAAAAAAGATAATATTGTTCCTAAATGTCTTATTATTGATGAAGCATCTATGCTTAATTATAAACTAGTTAATTATATTATCAAAACATGTCGTAATCATAAGATTAAAATTCTTTTTATTGGAGATGCTTCTCAGCTTCCACCTGTAAATGAATCTAAATCTTATGCTTTTGATATAGTCGGAAATAATGTAAGTTATCTAACTGAAATAGTTAGACAAGATGCTAAAAGTCCTATTACTGAATTATTATCTATTCTTCGTGATGATATTAAGAATAAGACTTTTAATTTCTTTACTTATATTACTAAAAATAGAGAAATACTTGATGATAATGATAAAGGATTTATTGTATGTGATAATATGCAATTTTCATATATGATAGATTCTTGTTTTATGGATGATAGTTATCTAAAAGATATTGATAAATATCGTATTATAGCTTATACAAATGCTAGAGTTAATTATTGGAATAGTTATATTCGTAATCGTATTATTAAAGATGCTGATAAAGCCCCAATAACTCTTAATGATTTGTTAACTAGTTATACTACGATTGTTGATGAATTTCTTGCAGATATTATTGTTAATAGTGATGATTATATTATAGATGATTTAGGAGAATATTATCCTACTGACGAACCTTTTAAATGTTTTCTTGTTAAACTTGTTAATACTAAAACAGGTAGAAAAACTCCTAATTTGTCTATTATAGACCATACAGATACTAAGACGTTTTATAATTATTATCGTAAATTATCTGAACTTATTTCTAATGCGCAAAAAGAAATAGATTCTGGTAAACGTAAACAAGCATGGGCTAAATATTTTAGTTTTAAACGTAAATATCTAATTGCTACTAATATTATGGATAATCGTAATGGTTCTATATTATTTAGTAGAGATTTGGATTATGGTTTTGCCATGACTAGTCATCGTTCACAAGGTAGTACTTATAATACTTCTTTAGTTGATGTCAACGATATTACTTTTGATAAACGTGGAATGATTTATACTAACAAAGATGAATTACTAAGACGACTTTATGTTGCTTGTAGTAGAGCATCTAATAAACTTATATTGCGATATGGACAGTGAATATGAAGATTATAGTCTCGATAAATTGTTAGAAGATTTAAAATCCAATACTCCTTCTAATAATGCTTATAAAATAGTTAAAGCTTGTATAACTGATAAAGAAAAATTAAAAGCTTTTATTACAATTAATCTTAATCTTCCAATATATAATAAATTTGAAAAATACTATGCAGAAATTATTGGTTATAGTTATAGTAATATTTCTTTAGATGTTCCTTTAGTTATCGTTGGTGTAACTAAAAGAGATGAAAATATTCATCATAGTATTTGGAATACTTTTAACGAAAATGATTTTATTCTTGTTAAAGATTTAGATAAATTTATTGGTTATAAATATGTTACATTATATGATATTATTTCTGCTATTGAAAATAAAAATCATCCATTTGTTTTAGATTTTTAATATGAAGCTCGAATGTCGTGTCATAGACGTTGAAGTATTACCAAACTTCTTTGGCATTACTATTATTAATCTTAATGATTATCTTAATAAATTTCATGATGCGACTGATGAAAAAGGAAAACAAATACCTTTAGTTCAATGTCTTACTGTTTCTGAAATTAAGAAGCGTTTGGATATTATTGATTGCGTTCAGTTTTATATTTCTGATAAAGTTGACAATAGTATTCAAATTGCTTCTTATTTTAGTCAATTAAGAGTTAAAGAACAACCTTATCATATTTATTCTTATAATGGTAAATCTTATGATAATCTTATTGTAGCTTATTTCTTAATATTTTGGCAAAATTATGATAATAGTTCTAAACTTTGTGAAGCTATTTATCGTTTTAGTCGAAAAATTATTGAACATCAAGATGATTATTCAATTCTTAAAAATGATTTTGAATATAAAGCTACTAAGGGTTATAAATTGCCTTATGTAGATTTAGATGTGATGAGAATCTTTGCTCTTAATAAAGCTGGAGTTCGTACAGACCCTAAAACTGGTGAAAAAGTTGCTACACCTAAAGGTCTTAAACAAACTAGTATTAATCTTCAATGGTACGAATTGCTAGAATATTCTATGCCTCCTATTTGTGATAAAGATTATCAATTATATTGGAAATATCCTAGTTATAAAGGATTGACTGCTGATGAACTTAATCACAGAATTGCTACATGGGATAGGCTTATTCTTCCGGAATATGTCGATGATATGATGCATTATAATAGAAACGATTGTTTTATTGTATGTGAAATTATTCGTCTTAATCCAGATGAAATTAAATCTAGATATTCTATTAGTAAAGTCTATAATGTTGATGTTCTTAATGCTAGTCGTAGTAAAATTGGTGATGTAATGTTTGAAAAGTATTATAGCGAATTTAGTGGACTTAGACCTGACCAATGGAAAGGTCAAAAGACTGAAAGAACTATAATGGCTTTAAAAAAAGTTATATTTCCGTTTATTGAATTTAAGACTGATAATCTTAAACAATTTCTTGAAGAGATTAAATCTGTTAAACTAACTAGAGTTAGTAAAGATGAATTTGAGAGAAATGTTAAGATTGGTGATGTAGTTTATACTATGGCTACTGGTGGTCTTCATAGTCAAGATAGACCTATGGAAATATGGAGTACTAGTAGTTATGGTCTTGATACAAACGGCACTGTTCCATCCTCTACGGGGGGACTTCTCAAAGAAGATAACTTTGTTATTATTCATTGGGATATAGCTAGTTTTTATCCTAGTATTATGGCTTATTATAAAGTTGCTCCTGCTCATCTTGTTCAAGATGTTTTTGCCAAACTTATAGATTGGATGAAAAATACTCGTGTTGAAGTTAAACATAGCACCGAAGAATTTATTAATGGTATTCCTCGTGAAGTATTAGCACTTGTGCTTAAAATTACAATTAATGCTATATATGGTAAGTTTGGTTTTGCAAAGGGAGATTTATATGATAGACTTGCAACTCTTAAAGTTACCATAAATGGACAATTAATGATTCTTATGCTTTGCGAAGAACTTGAATTAAATGGTATTCATGTTCTTAGTGCTAATACTGATGGCATAATGGTTAAATTATATGATAATCAACATGAGAAATTTGAAGAGATTAGTAATCGTTGGAAAGAAAAAACAGGTCTTTCGGCAGATGCCGATATTCTTCATTGTCTTATATGCCGTGATATTAATAATTATATTGCTCAATTTAGAACTAAAAAAGGTCTTAAACTAGAACTTAAAGGTGCGTTTGACCCTTTAATGTATGCTAAAGATTTATCAAAAGGTTATTCTATGCCTATTGTTCCTAAAGCTGTTCTTGATTATTTTATAAATAAAACACCTATTATGACTACTCTTCGTTCTGCTAAAAATATTCTAGATTTTTGTTCTACTCAAAATGTAGGTCGTGAATGGCATGTTGAACAAGAATATATTGATAATGGTGTTTTTAAAATTATAGAGTGTCAAAGATATGTTCGTTATTATATTTCTAATCGTGGCGTAATGCTAAAGAAATGTCATAATGAAGATGGACGTAGAACTAGTTTGGCTGCTGAGCAAGTTGTAACGGTTATTAATACTTTGGATGATAAAGATATTAGTCTTCGTGATATTAATTATAAATTCTATTATGAAGAATGTATGAAGATTATTAATCCTATTAAACTCGGTATTAGTGCTAAAGGTAGTGGTAAGACTAGAATAAAGAAATATTATGGTCAATTTCAAACTTTATTTGATAACTAATGGACGCTATAAATGAAATCTATAAGAAATATATAGATAATTGGCTTAGAGATTTTAAAGGTCGTGGTAGTATTAGACTTTATAGTCCTTTAAATCCTATTGATTTGACCGTTGAACTAATTAAACGAGTTGTTAACAGTCGTTTAGTTAATCCTACTATATTTGTTTGTGTAGACCATTATAATACAAGAAAAGCTATATTAGATAAATGTAAAAAAGATAATATAAATTATGAGAATGTTACTATTCTTAGTGCTGATTATGTAAAAGCTAAGTTTGTTTATCATTATAATTTATCTATTGTAGTTGGTCTTAAAGAATGGACTATGACTTGTGATACTGTTGCAAGTAGAACAGATTGGTTTATGTATATTATAGGAAATGATGTTACTAATGCTAAAAATATTGCTGATATATATAATCATTGTCCTTGTGTTAATGATAATGTTAATTCTAAAAGTCTTAATGCGCTTCGGGGAAGCTCCCCCGTAGAGGAGCGAAGAATTGCCATCAGTATGTCCGATACTGATTATGGAGTTTATAATAAACGTACTGATTATATTACTCGTGCATTAAATACTTTTGGTGATTTTGAAACTATTGTTAAATGTATTAATGGAGATAAAATTAATAATATTAGTGCTGGTGATTGTCGTTTACAAATTGCATATAATAATGGTTGGTCTCCAAATTTAGATTGTTCTATACCATTTAATCAACAGATAGATGCGATGTTTAATCCTGAAGCTATTCTTGATTATGCAATGTCTGTTAATGGTGTTATTAAAGAACGTCATATTCTTTGTGATAGTAATGATGCTAAACTTCTTGCTGTTTTAAAAATTATTAGAGATAACCCATACAAACGATTTATTATTGTTAGTAAACGTGGCGAATTTGCTGCTAAAATAACTGAATTTCTTAATAAAAGTTTTGGTCGTGAACTTTGTGGTGATTATCATGATTGTATTGCTACTAGATATTTAGTAGATAGTAAAGGTAATCCTGTTCTTTATAAAAGTGGTGTTAATAAAGGAAAACCTCGTATGATTAAAGCTACTGCTATTAGTTCTGCTAATCTTGCTAAATATAACAATGATAAGGAATTGATTCAATCGCTTGCTAACGGACAAGCCATTTCAAACGCCTCTGACGCATTTTTAGAAGGCGACCTTATGTCTTGCCTGTCTATCAGAAATTCGTCGAATAGCGAACTTCCAGTAAGCTGTGACGGGCTGATTTTGGTCAGTCAGAACGTAGGTAAACCGAAAGACCTTATATATCGGTTTAATAATCTAACATTTGATTCATCTCCTTATATTATATATAGGTTATATTTGTCGGGTACTTATGAAGAAAATAATATTCTAAATGAAAAACCAACTAGTGATGTTAATATTGTTAATATAACTGATGATGAAAATAATGATGAAAAAATTCCCAATATTGTTTGCGGATAATAATTAAAGATGTATATTTGTCATGTCGAAAGACAACTAATTAAACGCTCTTTGAAGTAATGGACGAAAAACAAGATGTAGTTGAAGTTGGAACAGAAATCCAAACCACTGCTCCAGCTAGTGATATGAAACAAAGTATCGTTCCTACTATCAATACAATTAATCTTCTTGATGAAAAACAAGTAGCTGCTGCTAAAGTTTTTCTTACTCAAATAATGAGAAGTAAAAAAGGTGGTATAAGTAGTGTCGAAGATGGTCTTGCAATATTAATGCGAGCACAAGATTTAAATCTACCTTTTAGTAGTTGTATTGAAAATATCCATGTTATTAATGGTAAAACTGGAATTGATATACATATCATAAAAAGTCTGTTATTAAAGGCAGGAGTTTGGTGGGAATGTATTGAAGATTATGCTCCTCAGTATGAATATACTGATATTAACGGACTTAATGTTTATGTAGGTAATAAACTACCTGACGAATGCGTAAAGTGTCGTAGTAAAGCTGATGCTGAAAATAGACAAAAAGAAGATGATAATCATATTTATGTTTATCCCGTATTATATTATCAAGATTATAATGGTAATGTATATAAATCTTCTCAATGGAATAATGCTTTAGCTGTTGCTATGAATGCTGCTCATGCTAAAGAATTAATAACTGCCAAAAAGATACCTGTGTTTAAGATTGTTGCACAACCTGTTGATTATGTTACTAAATACAAATTACATAGGTTTGTAAATAATCATGAAATGACTAGTATTGGTAGTTTTAGTTATTCAGAAGCAGTTGCTGCTGGCATGTTTGAAAAAGATACTTATGTCAAATATGCTAGAATAATGATAGGTCATAGGGCATTTACTTATGCTGCAAGAGATATTGCTTCAGATGTTCTTATGGGCTGTTATGAAACTAATGAACTAAGACTTGCGAATGGTCTTGGTATTGATGATGTTCAATTCGCAGAAGAAGTATAAATTAATAATACTCCAACAAGGAGTAAATGTATAACTTTTAAAACTTTACAATTATGAAAAATTTAAATGGAATGAGTTTCGGTTTTAGCGCAGTTACAACAGGTGTTCGCAAAGTTGATTATGAACCTGAATTGAGTTTGTCTAGTACAGTTGGTAATATTCGTATTACGCCTCCTGTAACTAAAGCTCTGTTCTTGTCTCACGGAGATTATCTGATGTTTATCAACAATATTGATGGCGAAAATGGTGTACTCGCTGCTATTCAGAATCGTGATGCTACATTGGTTGCTTTCTGTGAAGAAAATGGTCTTGACATTGATTCTCCGGAAGCTGCTAATGCTATCGTAGCTGAATTTGGTATGTGGGCTATTGCTAAAGGTGTTCAGCTTTATGATTCTAAGGGTGTTGCTCTTACCGTTCGTGAACGTATGACAGAAGAAGATAAAAAGAACTATGTTCTCGCTAATTATGATGCAGTTCTCGAAGGTGCTAAGAACGGCAATGATGAAGAAACTAAAGCAGCTATTGCTCGTGATGGTATTACCAAAGAAGAAATCGTTGAAATCTTAGCTGATGGTATTCAAGGTTCTCTTGTACCGAAATTCAAAGGTGCTAAGTTAGCTAATCCTAGCGGTATTACTGGTATTGGTGCAACATTGACTTGTTCAGACGGTGCTACTTGGAATACTTTGAAAGAAGATTTGGGTGAAGAAAAGACTTCTTTGATTAAGACTTATGAAGTTAATCTTGATAATCCTATCGAAGTTGAAGTTAACAATGGTCATGAAATTGTTAAAGTTAAAGCTTTGCTTTTGGGTGATTCTAAGACTTCTAAACCTATCGTTCGCACTAAGAAAGCTGCTGCTGAGAAATAATTTTCGTCCATTCGCTGATAAGGTTTATTGTTTATAATGTTGAAGCCGAACATGATTATCTTCGTGTTCGGCTTTATTTATATAATTAAGTTTAATTTTTAAAATCTTCTAGAAATGAGTACTCAAAAAGAAAAAGAAGAAGTTAAAGAAACTGCTGCTCAACCAGCTAAAAAACTACGTAGAGGTATTAACAATGAAACACGTGCTACTTCACGTTTAAAGTTTGATGAACGTCGTGATGCTAATCGCACTAATGGTTTGTTTGTTGGACATCTTGATAATGTAGAAGTTAAATGGGTTACTATTGGTGAAGAAGTTCAAGGTCTTCCACAATTTGCCGGACAATCTATTCCAGTACTTGTTCTTACATTTGCTTCTAATCATGAAGATATTAATCAACGTAGATATGTAGAACATCGTATGATGCCTGCTGAATCTAATGCTCTTACTATTCCTGGTGGTAAAGATGCTTGGAAAGTTGAATCTATCTTCTCATGGATGAAACATGTATTGAACGTATTTGTATTGAAAAATCGTCCAATGACAGAAGAAGAAGAAGATGCTCTTACTTTGCCTTATTCTGACTTTGATGAACAAAATCAATATGTTCCTGTTGAGCCAGAAGAAGTAATTGCTGGTTGGCGTACTGTATTTGAGAATTTCGTAAATATTCTTGATAATAATGGCAAACCTTATTATAAGAATGATAAAGGTGGTATCTTACCAATTTGGATGAAGTTGTTGCGCTTCACTAAAGTTAATAAAGACTGGCAAGCTGTTGTTCGTGGTAAATCTACATTTGGTGATTTGGGATTCACTAATTTTGTTGGAGAAGGTTGTATTGAACTTTATAAGCAAGATACAGCTCCTACATTGAAAATTGATATTACCAAAGAATCTATTACCTATAAGGAAACTAAGAAAGCTACTGCTCCTGCAATGCCTGCTGGTGCTGGCGTAGTTCCTATGGGTGTACCAATGGCTGCTGCTCCAGTTGCTGCTCCTACTCCTGATTTTGGTATTCCGCAGCAAGAACAAGCAAGCCAAGTTTTTGATGCTAGCGATTTGCCGTTCTAATATAAGTTTAGTTAATGATGAAGCCGAACACTGCTTGAAAATAAATCGAGCATGATGTTTGGAAATTTATGGGTGAGTGGTATATTTACTGCTCACCCTATTTTTTTGACCATTAACGTAAACCTTATACAGATATGAAACGTGGAATCGGAAATGCTTGTCTTACTAAAGATTATATACTTTCTAAAGTTAGTCAAGAAGCTATATTTAGTTTTTATACAGGACTTGATATTGAAACAATAGACGAATGTGTTGATAAAGGAACATTAATATCTAGTCCTTTTCGTATAGATAATCATCCTAGTTTTGGCTTTAGGTATAACAATAAAGGTAAACTTAAAGCCAAAGACTTTGCTGGTTATTTTCATGGAGATTGTTTTGATGCGGCTGCTTATGTTATCAATGAAATATATGATAGAAAACTAGATATTAACGATAAGAAATGTTTCATATTCGTGCTTAAACATATAGCTTATAGTTTTCGTAATATTATTTACGGAAAAGATATTGACTATCGTGTTAGTGACCAAGTAAAGTTTGGTATTAATAAAATAAGAAATAGTAAAAGTATTATTGAATTTGCTAATAGAGATTGGAATGATAACGATAAGAAATATTGGAATAGGTTTGGGATTAGCCTCAATGCTCTCAATACAAATTTCGTGTATGCTGTGGATTGCTTTTGGATTAATAAAGCTATTAATCCCGCACCCAAATATCAATATAGTAGAGAAACTAATAACCCGTGCTATGCTTTTGTTTTGGGTCGCGACAGCAATAATGTTTATAACATTAAGTTGTATTTTCCTTTAAAAGAACATGGAGAAACAAGATTTATTACTAATACTAATTGTCTTGAAGGTCTTCTAGGTCTTGAATGTGATAATTATGATGCTATTGTTATTACTAAAAGTACTAAAGATAGAATAGCTTTACAATGTTATATAGAATCGGTTGATATTGATTCCATCCTCTACGGGGAGACATCGCCACAGAATCGTCTTAATATAGGTCTTGTTAATATTAGTAGTGAGAATTATAAACTTAATCAAAATGAATATAATTATCTTTCTGCCAAATGTAAAGGTTGTATATATAGTTTAATGGATAATGACAGAACTGGTAAAGAAGAAGCTATTTGGTTAAGAGATAATTATAATATAATTCCAATACTTATTCCTAAAGAATATGAAGCTAAAGATTTTGCTGAATTTAGAAGTTTATATAGTATAGAAACAATTAATAATCTTGTTAAACAACTTAAAAATTATATTGTATATGAAAGAGATACCGTTGAATGGGATACGTCAAAAGATTCTGCTTTGCCGTACTAGTGGTCTTAAAGGTAATTTTAATATTATGATGCGTCCTATTACAGAAGAAGAAGAAAAACATATTGATAATTACAAAAGTATTGAATTTGTAGATGGTCGTGTCAGTGGTGGACATATTATTTCTTATGGAGAAATAGATATTGATAAAGAAGAAGATAAGAATATTATTGAAAAATGGGGTTTTGTTGGAGATGATTGGACTAGTATGATACCGGCTAATTATGATTATGATAAAGGCGTTGGTTATACAGATGAAAGAGTTATGAAATATGCTCCTACAATAGATGCTTACAAATGGTTTAAATATTGTTATCTTCTTATAGGTAAACCAAAAAGAATACTTGTTTATAAATCATCTTATGTACATAGGTAATGTTACTTTAGAACCTAGAGATATTCGTTTTATAGAAAATGAATTAGCTACTAAAGGTTTTGACAAAACTATGGGAGAACTTATTAGAGGATTAGATGCAACTGTTGTTTTACCAGATGGTGGTCGTCCTTATCAAACCTGTAGTTTTGTATATAAATGGAATCGTGCTGCTTTTATATATATTCTTAATAATAGTCCTGAAATTGATAGTAGAAGATACAAACATTATATGCTAATGCTAGAAGAACTAGAAAAGAAGAATATTGAATATGAAAAAGAAAATCCTCCTATTGAATATGATGCTACTAAAAAGAAACGTATTGGTACTAAGAAAGTTAAAGCTACTATAACTGATATGTTCGATGGTACTAAAAAAGAACTTACTAGAACTGGTAAGCTAAAAGAAATTAGAACTAAAAATGTAAGTGGTAATACAGTTCAATTTGGATTTGGAGTTGTTAAACCTAAATAATATGGAAATATTATATCGACGAAACAATTATGGTTATCCTTATTTTTGGAAAGCTGTATTAGATAGACTTGGAGATAGTTTTGTTATCAAAGCTACTTATGGTATGGTAGGCGGTAAAAGTATCGAAAGCGTTTATAAAACTACTCAAAAAGACCCTGTAAATGAACTTAATAGTAGATATAAAGCTAAAAGAGATGCTGGTTATCTTTCTATTGATGAAATTCGAGATGATTCTGAGGGAAGACCCCCCGTAGAGGATAGAGTTAGTTCAGATATTCTATATAAATATCTTAATACTTATCTTCCATATAATCTTAACAATAATAACACTAATGCTATTCTTCCAATGCTTGCTAAAACTTATACAGGTAATTATTGGAAGAAAAATCCTACCGCTATTTATCAATGGAAAATTAACGGTGTTCGTTGTCTTATGACATTTGGTCTTGGAACTGATATATTTCACAAATATCGTATTGATTTTCAAAGTAGAGAAGGTAAGTGGTGGACTAGTTTAAACGACTTAGAAGAATACTTATTATCAATAATACCCGAAGAAACTATACAAAGACTTGTAGAAGAAAATATTGTTTTGGATGGTGAACTTTATCTTCCTGGTTATGATATTAATGATATTAATCATTTTGTTAAAGATAGTACTTGTCCTCAAAACAAACGTATCCAATTTTGGCTTTATGATTTAGCTATTGATGATGTTAATAATACTTATCGTGATATTATGAGATATAATATGTTTAAACGATTTATGATTAAATGTGATAATAGATATGACCATTTTAATAATACTCAAAGACTTGTTTATGTTCCTAGTTTTATTAATGCTAATCCTAATGACCCTATTAAATATAGAGATACTTTTATAGGTAAAGGTTTTGAAGGTCTTATTCTTCGTAATCCAAATAGTCTTTATCAATTTGGTCGTAGACGTGTTGGATATATGGAAAAGTTTAAAACCGCCACTGATGGAGAATTTATAATTATTGATGCTGAATTAGATAAACGTGGTCTACCTGTATTTAGTTGTCGTAATGATGTTAATGATGCTACTTTTGAATGTAGACTTGGTGGTACTTTTGAATATCAAAAAGAATTTTATAATAAAGGTCAATATATTGGTCGTAAATTATCTATTACATTTGGTGAAAGAAGCGGAATAGATAAAGTTCCTTTCCATATTCGTAAAGTAGAACTAATACCTGAATAAATGAATTTAGATGTATTTTATGATGTTCCTATAACTAAGATTGATAAAACACGTCCTTATTACAGTCCTGCTAATAATAGAATATATATTCGTGGTATGAATAGAGCATGTAAATATTATACTGAAGTTGTTAGTTCTGGAGAGATTATTTTTATTATTTCCGAACATAAAGTCCACTCGCAATCTCGACGAATCAGAACTGATGCTTTTGGTAGAAATATTATTGTTCCTATTTATTTTAAAGATTATCTTAGGCGTGTTTATGATAAAGATACTAATATTGATATTGATGTTGAACAAATTGATAATGATTGCATCGGCTTGAAATTACGTATTTGATTTTGCTAAAATTTAGCCGAATTTGCCACATTTGCGCCCCGTAGAGAGACGATTATCGAGAAGTTGATAACTAGTTCAGCTTCAATCGAAAAAATCGCTCTACGGGGCTTATTTTATGCCGATAAAATTTGAAAAAAGTGCAATATATTTTAATCGTTTTTATTAATATTGGAACAATAAAAACAAATAGTGAATGAGAAAAGGATTAATAATTGGTATTGCAGGAAAAGCTGGCGCAGGTAAAGATACAGTTGCTAGCATGTTATCTATTCTTTATGATAAAGAATGCGATTGTAGTTATAATGATTGGGTTAATAGAAATCCTAATCCTAAATGTCTTTATATAAAGAATCAAGTTCATTTTGCTGATGCTTTAAAACGTCTTTGTGCAAATCTTCTTGATATTAATGAAGAAGCGTTTTATAATAGATATTATAAAGATGATGCTGTTTATTTATATAAAGGTAGATTATTTACTGAGTTGCCTCTTAGTGCTAAATATAGGTTAATAACTATTGATGACCTTAATGCTAAACCTATGAGTTATTATGTTGCTAAATATAATATTGCTTTTACTCTTAGAACATTTATGCAATATATAGGTACTAATATATTTCGTAATCAGATTGATAATGATTTTTGGGTTAATAAAACAGTCAAAGATGCTAAAAAGATTGCTGATAAAGATGGACTTGTTCTTATTCCTGATGTTAGATTCGATAATGAATCAGATGCTATTAAAAAGATGTTTGGTAAAGTTATAATGATTAATCGAGAAGAAATTGAACTTTGTTCTCATGAATCTGAACAACTTGCTAATATCAATCCTAATTATACTATTGATAATACTGGTAACTTATTTAATTTGTTTTATAAAGTAAAGAACTTAGCGGTAGACTTGTTAATCTAACTTCATCCTCTACGGGGGGTCTACACTACAAAATTGTTAGAAGTATGTTTATAGATGAACCTAAAGCTATGGTTATAGTACAAGAAGACCCAATAGAGCATGTTGCTCGTTGTGCTCGTATTTGTACTAATAGTAAAGCAACAGACGATAAACGAACTTATAATCGCCTTATTAAAGATAAACATTGGTCAATGTTTAGACATGAAGCTGTTTATGCTATTATTAAAAATGCTCCGCCTAGCGATGATTTTATGATGCCATTCAAATATTGTCCTTATATTGACTATCGTATTGAAAATAGAGGTGACCATTATGATTTTTATATCTCTACTAATATGAATTTTATGATGGATATTAGAACTGATGATAAAACCATATATGATATGATAATGACGCATAGAGTTACACCAAAAATGTTCTTTAGTAATTTATCATATACTTATAAATTGTTTAGAATAACTGTTCTTTGTCAAACTCAAATTAGTACTAGTAGAGAATTTAATCGTGTTAGTCCTAATGCTATTAGCGAGCAATCTACAAGATATGTCGACGAAAGTGGTGTTATTGTTAGACCACATTGGATGGAAAAAAGCAAATTACAAATAACTCCTGATAGTCCTTATCATGGTTATATGATTGCTTGTGATTTTGCTTTTGATACATATAGCAAAATGGTTAGTAAAGGAGTTCCAAAAGAAGATGCTCGTGGTGTTCTTCCATTAGATACTAGAACAATGGTTATTTATACATATACTATAAAAGATTGGATTAGAATACTTGCTAATAGATATTATGGTGCTACTGGTAAACCACATCCTAATGCTAAAGTTTTAGCTAAGTGTATTATGGATGCTATTGAAGATACTTATCCTGGTACTTGGGATTTTGATAAATTATGCGCTGAATATATTTACCAATTAAAACGAAAGAATTATGAACTTATTTAAGTTATTATCTAGAATTGGAAATGTTTCCAAAAGAATTGATAAAAGAACAATTCAACAAAAGAAAAATGATGATGCTACAATGTTTGCTAAAGAGAAAGAATGTAATAAAACTTCTATTCCTATTTATAAAGTTTCTAAACGTGTAGTTAGAAATTGGAATGATGGACAAAAACGTCCTAGTTATATGAATCCTATTTATCGTCCTGCTCAACAATATAATAAAAGAATGAAATAATGAAAAAGAGTTTATATGCAATAAAAGCTGATATTGAAGCTATATTTGACGAAATTGAAAATAATGATGATATTATTACTGACGAACAAATAGATGAACTTACTATTCATCAAGAAGAATTAAGAGATAAACTTGATTCTTATCGTCATGTTCTTAGTCGTTATAATCGTGATGTTGAATATTGTAAAGCTGAAGAAACTAGAATAGCTTGTATTCGTAAACGTAATCAGAAAATAGTTGATAGACTTAAAGGTATGATGCTTGATGCTGTATTACGTTATGGAGATACTAATAAGAATGGTAATAGATATGTCGAATTTGCTGATGGTAAAATAGCTTCTAGAGCTACTAAAATTATTGAAATTAACGACACGATAGCATATCATTTTAAGACTATTGTTACAGATAGACTTTGTGAACTTTATAATAATGGTATGTTAGATATAGATGATGCAGGTGCTGGTGTTGAAATTCAATCTTTAGATTTAGAAAGTTTTATAACTACTATCAATGCTAATTATGCTGCCGAATATCCGGAAGAATATGAACAAATTGAAGGTGGATTTACTGTTGATGATTTATATAATTATGGTATTAAGATTGAATTTGAGTTAAGTCTTGCTGATTTATGTAAAGTTGAAAATTATGATATAACTAATGCTATGTTTAATCATCAAGTAGAAGTAATTGATAATATTAGTAAGACTTGTATTAAACGCGAACTCGATAATGGTGCTAAAATTAATATTGCTAGCCAATGTATTAGTCAAACATTAAGTGTTAAATAATGCCTAAATATTATAGTATTACTGGTAAACCCTGGCAATTTGCTGGGGTTTCCAATGTAGAAGATTGTAAGACTAGCGAAGAAGTTATGAATAAAGCTGGTCTTAATTTTATTGTCGATAAATGCGAATTGTATGCTAAAATGCCTATTGTTAAACATGGTACTGATGCTGAATTAGATTGGGCTAATCAAACTATGAAAGATTATGGAGATGAAGGTCATCTACATAAAGGTAATTTATATGCTAATGTAAAAGATGCTTATGCTACTTATCGTACTGACCATAATATTCCATTAGGTTTAGTTAAATCTAAATATACTGTTGTTCAAAATAGTGTTGCTTTTCAATTCTTTGATGATGCTATTGAAAAAGGTAAAGTAAGATGGCAAACTGCTGGTGCTTTTGGTAAAGGAGAAACTATATTTGTTAGTGCTAAATTACCTAAAGATTATCTTGTTAATGGTAAAGACCCAGTTGAAAATTATCTTGTATTTACTAATAGTCATGATGGTACTAGTGGAGTTAAAATCTTATTTACTCCTATTCGTATTGTTTGTCAAAATTGTATAGCTGGAGCAATTAAAGCTGCTTCTGCTTATATTTCTTTTAGACATACTGCTAGTATTCATAGTAATATTCAACTTGCACATCAAATTATTGCTATTACTAAACGTAAATCTGAAGAACTTGGTCAATATTATGATGCTCTATCTAAGATTCAAGTTAAAGATGAAGATGTAATGCAATATATTACTGAAAATATTCTTAGTGAAGATGAATTTCTTCGTATGAGAGAAACTGGTCATACACCTAAAGAACTTTGTTGTCGTGATAATATGGCTTTTGAAGATTCTAAAATAAGTATGAAAAAACTTAATGTTATTAGTGATATTTGGCAATATTATAATTATGGAATTGGACAAAGAGAAATTATTGGAACTGCTTGGGGAGCATATAATGCTGTAACAGGTTATTATAGTAATGTTGATACATATAATACTGGTGCTAAACGTATGCAATCATTATTGTATGGAGATAGAGCCAAAAAATTACAAACCGCTGCTGCTTTAGCAGAAACATTTTAAATAACTTAAACAACTAAAACAATGAGTAAATTTGTAGAAGTATTAAAAACCGCTATCGCATTAAGTATGCAAGATGCTAATATAGATAATATCTATAAGATTCTTGATGAGCTTGATGAATGTCATGTAAAAGTTTGGCGAGAAGATGACACCGTTAAACTTCCTACTTATGGAAAAGATGGTGATGCTTGTATGGATGTTTATGTTCATCGTATTGAATATAAAGATGATGGTCGTGTAGTTTATCATACAGGTCTTCATTTTAGACTTCCTAATGATTATGAAATGACTATTAGACCTAGAAGTTCTAATACTAAAACTATTGCTGTTATGCAGAATGCTCCTGGTACTCTTGATGCTGGTTATACTGGTGAACTTCTTATTGTTCATCGTCAAATAGACGACCCACATAATTCTTGTTCTGAATATGGTGTTGGGGATAGAGTTGCTCAAATACTTGTTCGTAGTCGCGAACGTATTATTTGGGATGAAGTTGCTACTATAGAAGATTTAGGTACTACTGATAGAGGTGACAATGGATTTGGGTCGACAGGGAAATGATACAGCCGGAAGACGATGTTTATATCCAACATCTTTATGTACATGATAAAACAGGTAAACCTTATGCTGTTTTAGATTGTGGAAAGATGAAGATTAATGATAAATGGGAGGTTTGTGTTATATACAAACCTCTTTATATTAATCCTATTACTACTTTTGTTAGAAGTATTACTGATTTTAAACAAAACTTTAGCGAATATGATAATAATGTAGAATTATGAAATCATTAACATTTTATACTAAACCTAATTGTACTGCCTGTACAATAATGGCTACTAATATAGACCGTGCTCTTAATGCAGTTAATATAGATATTGATACTCAATTTAGACATGGTACTATTGGAGAAACTAAAACTTTTATTGATAATGATATAAAACAAGTTCCTACTACAATTATAAAAGATGATAATGGTAGAGAAGTTTTAAGACTTGTAGGTACTTATACTGTTGAATATTTAATTGGTGTATTATCAAGATTATGAAATTAATCGGTATTCGTTTAGCAACTTGTACTCCAATGACATATAAAGAAGCTGTGGATAATGGCTTTGAAATTGAAGGTCGTAATATTGGTAGTAAACCAGATGCACAAGGATATATTCTTGATTATGGTTATAATTCTACTCCTATTTGGTGGGATAAAGAAATAATTGATAATCAATTTTATAATATTGATAATCAAACTAGTGATGAAATTGCTAGTAAAGTTAAGACTTTTGTAGAAGCATATAAATTTAATAATGAAATAGATGCTGCTAAAATGTCTGATGCATCTGACGAATCTAATGCGTAGTTCCCCCGTAGAGGGCGAAGCCAGGCCCAGTTAAATCGAGCCATTTCTAGCCTCATAGAACCATTTTCTTGACCTAAGTTGATGACTTGTTCAGCTTTACATAAATCGTTCAATAGCGGTCAAAAGAATGCGGTCTATGAGGCTTATTTGTGTTCGAACACCTATACACACGCACACGCGCATATATAAAATGTAATCTTGATGCTCGTTTTAGTGCTCGTAATGGTGCTGGTCGCTAACAATCGGCGGCATAGCCGTGGAAATAAATCTTATATTGTAATTATAAACAGAATTGATTATGAACTTAAAAGAACTAAAAGATAAAATTGATGAACTTTGGAATAAAGCCGATGTTGAAACTAAAGTCGATAGAAAAGTTTACATTTATGATGTTGAAAGTGGAAATTATTATTTTATTGATAATATATTTATTGATGAATCTAAAGATATTATTATAGATATTAATTCTAATGATATTGTCTGAATCAGCTTAATCATCTTCATTCCTCTACGGGGGGTCTTCCCCAAGGTATTGTAGAATTGTCAGAATTGTTAGAATTGTTATTAATGATTTTAATGATTCTGACAATTCTTTTGCTTAGTTCCCCCGTAGAGGGTGGAGATATGGATATTGTTTAATCTAAATCTTATTATTATGGGAATCTTAATTACTATTCTTAGTATTATTGTTTTTTGGATTATTGTTGGTTGTATTAGTAGTGATAATGAATTTACTAGAATTATAGGTTTTCTTATAGGTATTATTGTTTTAATTGTCATCATTGCTTCAACTATGTAGTTTGTTCCTGACAGGTATATAGATGCAATCCTGCGGCTTGCACTATATAATATATAACATAGAACAGGTCGGTCTCGCCTTTTAAAGGGAAATGTATTGATTTTCAGTACTTTAGAAAATATTATAGTGGTAAGCATCTTACGTATGAAGTGTAAGATTCTTACCACTACATTTAATTGTTAACGAATTTAAATCCGCTTTATACGGCTTCTAGAGCACATTTTTAGACCTCTGAAATGTTAAAATACACTCATATCTTACGCTTATAAAATATTAATTCTTACATTTGTAGGCGTATAATTTAACATATTTGCGAAATGAAAGTCAATGGTTATATTAGAGGTGAACCTAGTGATGATAGAGTTAGTCAATTTATAGGTGCTCTTTATAAATCAAATAAATATTCTTGGTTTGTTATGGGAATAGAAAATTATATTAAAGAAGTTATGACTACTTCTAGTGCTCCATTAAAAATGTTAGCTTATATAAAGTGGTTAGTTGCCCAAAGAGAAATGGGAAGTCCAGGTCAATTTACTGTTTATATAGATGATGATTTTATAGAAGATTTTAATAATTTTGTTACTAGTTGGACTAAGACTAAAACTGACTTTAAAAAAGAAACTATTAAAAAATGTATTACTTTTTTAGTTTATCATAGTTTTATTCTTAGACATAAAAATAAAGATGGTAAAGTTATTAGAGGTAAATATGACCTTAATCCGGAACATTGTTATATTGGTAATGAAGTAAAAAAGATTTTTAAAGATAAATAATATGGAAGATAATGCTTTTCTTAAAGAAGAATATAAAAATCAACTAGAACGTAGATTTGATTATGAAACTACTCGTGTTTATAGATTTAATAATATGTTTAGTTTTATGGATTTCTGTTATAAATATGGATTTAATACCGAAAATAGTATTACTTATTATGATGATGAAGAAGTATGTATGTATATTAAACGTATTTGACTATGATAGAACCTGTTTATGCTTATAGGGCTAGATGTATTCATTGTAATACATTTAGTGATTTATATAAAAATTTAGACCAATTATGTGCTGACCTTACTAAAAAAGGATGGGTTATATCTAGTTATAAAACTGTTGCTATTTGTCCTAAATGTGTAAGTAAAGTTAATACTAATAAATAATAATTATGGAATACAAGATAGGAGAAATATTCGAGTATAATGGTGAGTGGTATCAATGTCTTGAGAATAATAGTCATTGTTGTGGTTGTGAGTATTGTGATTTTGGAGAATTAGGTAATTGTGATATTATTGCTTGCTCAAGTAGTGAAAGAAATGATAATAAAGAAGTATACTTCAAGAAACTTAAAAATGTCGGAGAGCCTTATGAATACTTTGTTCAGCATAAAGGAATTGTAATGCTTCAACCTTATAAATTATTCACTGCTCCATTTATAAATGGAGTAATTTGTAATGTGCATTATGACACTAATACTATTGATTTAGAAATAAAACAAAACAAAGAAGATATGGAAGAATATAGAATGCATGATGCAAAAGAAGATATTCCCGAATTTGACAAAGTTGTTGACGAGTGTCTGTTTGGCGAAAATAAACTAAACTTAAAACTTTTTAATCTTGAAGCTGCCAAAGCTGGTAAGTCAGTCTGCACAAGAGACGGAAGAAAGGCGAGAATTATTGCTTTTGACGCTAATGGTGGTAGACCAATAGTTGCATTAGTAACGGAATGTGATGATGAAGAAGAAATTCCCTACAAATATCATTGTGACGGTTCTTATAATTGTCAATCTATACCGTCAAACAATGACCTTATGATGCTCCCCGAAAAGAAAGAGGGATGGGCAAAAGTTCGTAAAGATATTAACCTTTATGACACAAAAGAAGAAGCTGATAGAAGAATGATTGGAAATGATGAATATGTAACAGCTAAAGTTTGCTGGGAGGAATAATATGGTGTGGGTAGCAGTAGACAAAGATGGTAAAGAGTGTATTTATCAGTTCCGTCCTAAAAGAGGAAATAAGGAGTTTAAACCGTTGTATGAATATAGTATGTGGATGACTTTACCTAAAGGCTCAATTAAGAAACTTATAGGCAGAGACTTAGATTGGAATGATGAACCTGTTGAATTAAAGGAGGAATAATATGGAATTTAGTTATGTTCCGCTTAATAATACTATCGTTATAGATAATATTATTTATAAATGTATTGAAAATCGCAATTGCAATATGTGCGATTTTTTAGATAAATGTTATAAAGGAGAAAGACCTAATCTTATATGTAATCAATCAGAAAGACCTGACGGTAAATCTGTTATATTTGTAAAAGTTAAAGATATGGAAACAAAGAAATTTAAACCTTTTGATTTAGAAGCTGCTAAAGCTGGTGAACCTGTTTTTACTCGTGATGGACGTGAAGCTAGAATAATTTGTTTTGATAGAATCGGTAATCTTCCAATAATTGCTCTTGTAAAAAATAGAGAAGATGAAAGTGTTTATTATTACTATAATAATGGTAGAGATAATAAAGAAGATGTAGAAAAAGATTATGATTTGCTTATGAAACCTATAATTAAAACAGGTTGGATTAATGTTCATAAAAATAATGGACTTTATAAAACAGAAGAAGATGCTATAAATAATCGTCCTAATGATGATTTTGTAGCTGTTAAAGTTGAATTTGAAATATAATTGTTAGTTAGTTAAATAAGAAAGCCCGAATAGGCTATGAGTTTAGTGCTCGTAGTTCTATTCGGGCTATTTTTTTAGTCATATCGACCACCTATTTAATTGTCAACAAGCCAGTTAGCAACATCTTCAATAGGAATAATTTGCATAAAATTCTTATCAAGTTTATAATAACTATTACTATCTTCCATTCTAAGTAATCTATCAATAGTACGATAAATAGGAATCTGACGTTTAATATAAACTTCAATCTTATTTTCTCCAGCAAATTGACCAGTTGTATAAAGAGGATTAAATTCATCTCCTTGTACCATCCATTGTATAGCCCAAGAAGTTGCTTTCATCATATCTTTAATACTACTACCAACAGCAACAGGATTAGACCATTGTTTTTTAGCTTCTCCAATAGGATTTAAATACATTAATGAATCAGAACTTAAACGGTCAGCTTGATAAAGCATCCAACTACCTGCAAAAGCAAGAACGTCATCATCGTCATCTCCGGCAGCAAGTAAACAACTAGCAGCTAATCCTAATACTAATCCTTGAACAACACCATAAAGGTCACCAAGACATCTACGAAGATTAGCTCGTTCAGCAACAGTCATAGTAGCATAGTTAAACTTAAAATTCATATAAGTATTAATAAGACTACGACTTATTTCTTGAACACCAAGAATAAATCCTGCTTCACCAGTTTCATCTTTTCTTTCCTTTACACGTTTTCTAAGGTCTTTAAATTCACAACTAGCAAAATTCCAAAGAGTAATATAACAACCACGTTCAATATTTTCACGTCTTTCATTAAAATAACCATTAATACGGAATCGTTTTAAGAAACCATTGTAAATATGTTTATGAAATTGCATTACTAAGCTACCCCACCATTCAGTTGTTTCAATACTAGCAGCACCAAGTTTATCATATATACCATGAATACGTTCATTAACACCAGCAACTTTATCTTTAAATTCTCCTAAATCACGATATGTAATACCACTATCTTCTTTTAATTGACAATATCCTTGTTTAAGTTCAAATTGGTCTATCAATTTAGGCATTTGTTCAAACTCTTTGCGAGCATTTTTCATCATCTCATTACGAATACGATTAAATTCAAAACCAATTTCTTTATTACTAATACTTCTAACAAAAGTAGTATTAATATCTTCTTTAAACCAATGATAATTTTTAAGACGATTGATATTACGTTTTTCTCTATTAATAAACTTCTTATATAGTTTTTCAAGCTCTGGATGATTTTCAAGAACTTTAAGCATAGCTTTACGTTCTATATCACCTACATAACCTCTATAATCAAGTATTTGTTTTTTACCATTAACTTCTACAATACGATTACTAATCATCATTGCTAACATAGCAGTATTTTGCATAAAATGTTCACCAGCAGTTTGAGGACTATATGCCAAGTTCTTTAATTTATCAATAACAGCAGATATATTTTTATAATCAATACCATTATTCATTTCTTGAACACTACTATAATCTACGATATTCATTAATTTAACTATACCATCAATAAGATTATTTGTAGTTTCACTACCACTATAAGGCAAAAATCCGCTTAATACATTAGGAACATAATAACTAAACTTAGCAGTTTCCCAATCTTTATGATTAAAAAATTCATCGCCAAGACGTTCCATAAATATATTAACACCACCAGTAAGTACGTTACCTATACCACCTGTTAAATTCATCATCATAAACTTAGCACTAGTAATATTTTGAAGTATAGAAGCTAAATTGTTAAGACTATGATAACCTTTATATTCATCATTAAGAAAACGATTAATAAATATATTTAATACATGAATAGTATTATTAGCATGTTTTCTTGTATAAACAGTTCTATCATCAGTAGATTTAATACCATCACGTTTTAAATTACCAATACCATTAGTATCATATACTTCATAATATTTTTGTAAATAGTCCGTTAAGAAGTATAATTCTAAAGACGTTTCAGCTTTAGCATTAGCATCAATAGCACGAGGAATAAATTCTTGGAATACTCCAATAATATCATCATCCATTAATTTCTTTTCAACTTCTCTATTTTCTTCGGCTATTTTACGATTACGTTCACGAACACCAGCACGATATTTAGCATAATCTTCATCGCTTTCTTCAAGACCTTGTTCTCTAACTTCTTCATAAGGTTTAGTAGCAATAGATTTTAATTGTTCTAGCATAGGAATATTAGTATGTCTTCTATGTGCGTATCCTGTATTTCTACTCAAACCTCCATCATTAACTCCATAACTAGCATATCCAAAGAAATTACCTAGTGCTTTAACAATATCTTTGAAATTGTTTTCATTTCTAACTCTCCTACGGGGGGTCATCCCTGTGGCATAATATTTAGCAGCAGACGGGTTGTTCTCTGTAAGATTATTATAAACTTCAAGAAGATAATTACGAAGTTCTTTTTCGTATTCATTAGCTTTGTCAGCAATAGTATAATTACCGTCAGTATTATAATTAATACCATTTTTTACATATTTATCATTCTTATATATATCATAAGCTTCACTATTAAGATTATCATAATTTGGTAGATATTCTTTAGATACATTAGGAGTAAGTATTTCCATTTCAGTCCAAATACGAATAGGTTCTAGTTTATTAGTATATTTATTATAATAATGATTAGCCTTTTCCCATTCTTCTAATCTACCTTCTTCGATAGCTTTATTACGAGCTTCATAATAATATTTTGTAGGTATAAATCTTATTTCGTTACGAAGTTTTTGAATAGCAGAATCACGAGCAGCACTATAATAATTAGGATTTACATAACTACCATCTTTTTTCTTTTTAGGAGCAACATAACCATATATCATCGAATTACCGTTATTAAGATTATAACTTAACATTCCATTACTATAATCTTTATAAGCAGCTATACGTCTAAAAGCAGTTAACCATTCTTTATTAGCATCACCTCTATCTACTTTATCTTTAGCTTCTGCATAATCTTTTAAATATTGTTTATTATCTATTTTAAAAGACACATCATTTTTAATAAAGTCAATATATTCTTGGGGCTTATTAATATCACTATTTATATCACCTAATTCATCGTATAAATTTTCAAGTTCCTGAAGCTGGTCGGTTGATAATCGTGACAACCAAATTTTACCGGTTGATTGGTCTACCGCATCAACGAGAATGCCGTTTATTTTTGATATGACGGCATTTCTCTCTTCGACTGATATATTGCTTTGCCCAAGCCTAAACTTCTTGTAGAACGTCTCAGAATAAATCGTTTGGTCGTCTTGCCGATTACGAATCAGTTTTAACAAACCTGTTCCACCATCAGCAGTACCTTTATTTTGACTTTGTTCTTGTTCGGCTTTAATATATTCAATTTGTCTATCATTAAATTTAAGACCGTTAATAACACCATTAGCATCATAAGGTTCATCTATCTTACGAAGAATACTTCTAAATTGTCTATCTTTAGGAACTACATTTTTAGTTCTTAAAAGAGCAAACATATTATTTATTTCTGCTCTACTATCTTCATCATAACCATATATAGTATTTTCTTCTATCCAGTTAACAGCTTGAACATATTCGCCAATAGATGCTAAACCATCTTCTGTAAATAAAGGACTACCATCAGAATTAAATTTACGATGTTTATGTATAATATCAAGATTACGTTCTAATTCTTTTTGGAAATTAGCACGAGGAGTCATTTTAAAATAAGTACTACGAATATTATTTCTAGCTTTTAAATAAGAATCAAGACGATTAGCAAGTTTAATATTTTTATCAGACTTTGGTTCTCCGTCAATGTAAGTAGCACTTCGCATATCAGCTATTTTATTTCTAATAGCGATAAGTCTATTTAATTGTTCAGGAGTACGATTATTTCTACTAATATTAAGTATTTTATTTCGTTCTTCAATAAGTTTTAAATATTCAACATAATAATCAATAGTTTCATCATTTAATACAATTTCATCATTATTATACATTTCTTCATAATAACTCTTTACAAGAGGACGATGTACATTATCGAGTAAGAATTTATCTTGAACATGTTTAGCGATAAGATATTCTTTACTATTACGACCATAAGCACGTTGCATATCATCAACAGTATCTTGATAAGTACGTTTATCTTTTAAAAACTCTTCATTGAAATTAGTAGTAAATTTGCCATCGCTAACAATATTATGCATATTAATAGATTTACCATTATTTCTAGCACGAGTTTGTATATCGTTAATACGTGTATTAAAATCAATAAGAACTTTATGACCTTCTAAATTACGAGCATTAACGTGAGTAACAGCACGTTTTAATATAGCTTGTACAACCGGAATAGGTATTTCTCTAGCACTCTGAAATGCTCTATCAAGAAAATTAAAATCTTTATTAATATTAGTAGAACCACTAGAAAGACCGGATAAGATTACAGGATTTTTAGTAGTTATTTCTGTAATTGTATCAGCAATCTTATCCATAGCTTTTCTAAGAACAGGATTATTTTTTAATTTAATAGCTGTTTCTCTAATATTAATAAGATTTATTTTAGCAGCATTATTTTCTAAATTGCTTAAATCAATGTCAAACAATACGTCGAAATTATCAGAGAAAGTACTAGCAGCAAGAGTTAAATCAATAAAATCATTAAGCAGTTTTTCATCAGTTTTAATTCTATTAAGAACATAGTCACTCATCATGTCATAAACTTCTCCGTTTTCATTAACAAAGAAATTTTCCATACGTTCTATAAGCTCATTAGCTTTGTAAGAATAATATTTAGATGCTTCTGATATAGTATCTGATTTATACATATCAATAGTTTCTAAAAGATTATCTCTTACTCCTTTACGATGAATATTACGAAGACTTGCAGCAGATTCAGTATCATTATCAAATCTTACACGTCTTGTCATATCCAATATAAAGTCTTGTGCTAATTCAGTCATTTGGTCAATATTAGTAGTATTAACATCTTCTTCTGCAACAGCTTCAACTCCACCAAGACTGGATTGCATTCCAACAGAATCCGATTTAGCTTTAACTAAATTAGGTTCTCTAGGAATTTGAACGTAATACAATGTATCAAGATAAGTAACACCATTTTTAAATGCATCATCAATAGCTTTTGTTCTAGCATCATCATGATTAAATTTAACATCTCTAGGACGCATTGTTACGCGTTTAACAATATATTGATTAATAATACCTTTATCATCAGGTATATTAATAATAGCTTCTTTACCTGTTTGACTAAATGCAGATTTTAATGCAGGACTAGCATTCCAAATCCAACCACTTTCTAAATGCTGTTCCCCCGTAAAGAGCGAATTAACGGACTTTATAAACTGTCTTGCAGCACCTTCATTTTTAGCAGCATTAATAACAAAATTTTCATCATTTGGAATACCAGCATTTTTTTCACGTTTTGGTCTATTATATTTATATTGTTTATAAATATCGCTATTTTTATCAAGTAAAGGATTATTAGAATCTGCAAGTTCTTTAAAACTAAGACCACTAGTTTGTCTTAAACTAATTAAATCACGATAATAATTTTCGCTAGGTAATTTATTGTTATTAGGATTAGCACTAAATTTACCATGTTCATTAGTTTCAAGTTTATTTAATGGTATTAAATGAACTTCTTTAACATTAGCATCTTCACCTTTTGTTAGAACTACTTTATATAATTGCGTTTGATTTTTAACTTTAATCAAATTAACAAAATGAGTAGCAATAGCATAATGAGCACGACCATCTGCTGTATGATATTCTTTAACAACACCTGTTTTAATAGCATTTTCTAAACCTTTTTTAGTTTCAAGGTCAAATGCTATAAGACCAGTAGTTTTAGCTATCGGTAAAATATCAGCAATACGTCTACCTTCTGAATTTCTATTATATTTAATACGATAACTAGGTATTTGTTCTATTGTACTATTACTTCTAAAATAATCAGTATAAACTTTATCGTCATTTAATACATCTATATTAATATTATTTACTTCTGCTAGTATATCATTCACAATTCCTGTACCACCATCTGTACGATTTGTATATAAAGCATTATTTTTAATTGTTTTACCAACAGCATTTCGTTTAAATTTAAAGCCTTCAACAACAAAAGCATATTTAATAATATCTAAGGCAGTAAGTTTAATAATAGGATTTTTACTAAAATAAGCAGCAGCAAACATATTATATATATCTTCCATATCTTGTTGCTGGTCATTAAACGTAATAATATGACGACTTACTCCTTTATTATAACGTATTTCATTTTCGTTATATACATTAACTTTATAATTAGCAAATATATTTCTTTCATCAGGGTCAAGATGTTGTTGTACCCATAATACTTTTTGTGCTGGAGTCAATTTCAAGAATTGATTTATTTCTTCTTCTGTTGGTTTATTAACATTCTTGGCATTAAAATCAATTCTAGAATTATAACCATAACCATAAATACGATTACGTTCAGCATCTTGTGGACTGATTCCATCCTCTACGGGGGAACTTCCCCTATTAACGTCTATAACGATTTTATTGTTTTTATCTAAAGTAACAGGTTGTTCTATAACAATACTTTGACTTTTATAAAGATAATCAAGAACATACGCTTTAAAATCATTATATAAACTTTCATTAAGACCACCACTAACTAAATCTCCAACAAAACTAATAGCATTAACAAAATTAGCACGTTCTGTTTCAAATAATCCGCTATTAATCAAAATACTAGGAGCAGTACTATATTTAAGAAAAGCATTAAGACTAGGATAACTAGATGGAGCAGCATTCATTATAAACTTCTTTAATCCTCTTTCTGTATTAAGTTCTTCAACTCCAGGATAAATAGATTCAAGAAGCCATTTACCGTCACCAGCTTTAATCTTAATAGCATTTTTATTATTAAGATTTGTATCTTCTAATTTAATAATATCTTGAAATACTTTTCTAGTACCATATATAGTTTGTTTGGCACCAAATCTATCCGGATTAAGTACACGAGCATGATTACTAATAGCTTTAGAAATATCATTAATATAACTAAATTGAATAATAGCAGCAATATCCATTAATATTTGTTCTGTATCAGTAGCTGTTTCAAAACCACGTTTATCTATTTTACTAACATCAATTCTATTAGCTACATTATTTCTATCAAAACTAAATTCTCCTCCAGTTAATGCTTTAAAATCAGCTCCATATTGATTTTGTAAAGCATCTAATACATCATTAATATTAGTATAATCTGTAACATCTTGTTTATTTACTTTAACATCTAACTCTTTGGCAGCACGTTTGATTGCTGTATGAATAGGATTATATTTACCACAAGTAAATACAGAATTAGATTCAAAATAAGAATTAACAATTCTAGTAATACCAGGTTGATTAAGCCATTTAACAACAGTAAAAGCATCAGCACCAATATCAAATAATGTTTTCATAGCAGCAAAAGTAAATTCATTTTCATTAGGAATAGCACCAGATTTGATAGCATCAAGAATATGAGCAGTAGTATGTGAACTAGCAACAGTTATCCATTCACCATTAACATTATGACCATTAGCACTATTAGCTAATTGTTGATGTTTAATCCAACCATCTTCTGTAATATTAAACGCAGCTTCTGCATCTTTTCTTTTAGCACCATATCCTTTTTCTATTGCTACATCAAAATTATATTTAATATAAATAGGAGTATTTAATACAGCTCCTGTTACATTAAATACAGAATTTGCAGTATCCCGTGTTACACTAAATGCTTTAAGCATAGCACCAGACATCGCATTACGTCTAAATCTAAGTTGTGTTATAGGATTATAAACACAATTAGAAGATTTTGTTATACCAAGTTTTTCATTAATATATCGTATAGCAGCTTCAATATCATCAAAATTAGAACGTGAAAGATTTTCTTCCGTAGCATCTTTACTGTTCATAATTTTAAGCATTTGTTCTAGAATACGATTATTACGTGCTTGACGAGTATTTTGAGCAGCAATAGATTGAGAAGTAAATTCTTCAAAAGTCATAGCACCAGCAGCTTTTGCTCTATTTCTAATAGCATTTTGATAAGTACGCTTATATTCTCCAGCAAGCATACTATAAATATCTTCATTAAGTTGTTGATTATAATCAATTTGAGCATTAATAATATTACGAATTTCAGTATAAACTTCAAGCATTGATTCAACACCGTCATTATTTTGTTCAATTTGCCATTGACGAAGTTTATCAATAACTTGTGCTACTCTATCTTTAAACTTAATAGACTTATCTTTAAATATAGGAGTAAGTTCTTCTTTTTGATTATCTGTTAGTTGAGCATAAGCATCGTTTTCTTTTTCATTAAGTATTTTAGATATATCATCATAAAAAGTATCAATATCTTTATTTTGTTCTTCAAGAAATTTACGTGCTTGTTCTTTATAAGCAATTTTATCTTCATCAGACATGTAAACAGAGTTTTCTTGTTTAATAAGTTTAGTAGCTTCTCTATTTACATATCTAGCATAACGCACCCATTTACTTTCTTCACTTTGACCGTCTATATATTCGACTTTATGAACCTTACCATCATGACCAATATAAGTTTCATAAGTAATACCATAAATACTATCAACATCAAAATCACTACCTGTTTGAGTTACCCATTCATCTGGAACAACAACTGTACTACCCATCCATTCAGGTAGAAAACCAACTACTCTAAGAACAGCAATAGATTGCTTCCCTTCAGTAGGTATACGGTAACCAATTTGAAGCTTAACATCATCATCAACATCTTCAATGTTAATATCTTTAATAAGATTACCATTTTCATCATATTGATTAAACATTGTAGAAGCCCATTTAGGAAGTAATACATCTACAATATTACCTTCTTTATGATAATTAAGTTGAATACGATTACCAGTCTTTTCAGTATATTCACTAATACCAATTTGAGGAATCTTACCTTCAAGACCAACTCCGGTAACTTGGGCAGCGTGCCAACCAGGAAGTTTTTGTCTAGTTACATATTTATTAAATAAACTTTGTGCAATAGATTCTGTTTTACTACCAACAATATTAAATAATGCAGGCATAACAGTTCTACCATTTTTATTCTTAACAGTAACATAATCTAATTTATTGCTATCAAAACCTAATCTAGCCATTTCAGTAAGAGCTAGATTATAAATACGAGTATAATCTATAAATTTACCATTAGTAGCTTTAATATTACCTTCTGCATCAAATTTAATTCCATATTTATTCATCAATTCATTAAACGTTTGACGAATATTTTCAACATATACATTCATAAGTTCTGTACCAGCATTTTTTGTATCATCACTAGCATAACTAAGATTATCAATAACTTTCTTCATTATTTGAATACCAGCTTTATTCTCTTCGTCTTTTATATGTTGAGGAACTTCTTGTTGACGATAAAGATAAGCATAACTATATGGTTTCTTAACTCGTTTTGCATCTTCTGCAAACTTATTTAAATCATTAACAGCAACACCTTCATTATCCCAAAACGTAAGAGTTTCGTAATTAGCAGCTTTAGAAGTTTCAATAGTATTAACTTGTTGAATATCATTATCTAACATTATTTGGCATAGTGTTCCAAGACTTGTATCAGGAATATATTGACCATTTTCATAATGACCTAAAAATTTAGGAATAAGAACAAATTCGGCATTCTTAATTTGACGACTAACATGCATTCTTAGATTACTATCATAATATTGGTCATAATAAAAGTTTTTAGCAACTTGAATAAATTCAGCTAATTTATTAGCATCGATTTCATTAATATTAGTTGTATTATCAGTAAGTTTATCAAGTAAATCTTTATATCTATCATATTCTCCAAGAAGTTTTAAACGTCTAGCATATTCATATATAGTAACATAAGATTGAGCATCGTTAACTTTAGTGTTATCAGCAGAAGTATCTAGTTCATCACCTTTTTCAAGAAAATGAGTTTTAAAAGGAAGTACAAGAGCATTAGCTTTATCTTCGCTAAGTCCAGCAGCAAGTAATTGATTTTTTAATAATGTTGCATTATCACTACCACGAATAGAGTTATGAATCGTAATAGCATTCCAACCACTACGTATATTAATAGTATGACCGCCAACAACTATCGAATCTCCCGTTTCGTTAATAGATTGTATATAAGGATTTATATTATTAGTAGTCTTTCTATAATCATAAGCATACGATGTACCACCAGCTTGTACTTGTTTAGTACGTTTTAAAAATGTTTGACCGTTTTTATAAAACTTACTATTACCTTCAAATAAATCATCAAAACTAATATTAGCGATATAAGCATTAAACATGTATTCAATAAAATCATTATTAGTATATTCGTTAAAAGTTTCTCCAACAAATTGTTTAGTACTAAAATTCATATATGCTTTCATCCATTGTTCAATAGCATCTTCAATAGCATTATTAAAATCTTGGTCTGTAATTTCAACAACATTATTAAATATACCAGTATTATGAATTACAACGGGAAGCCCCCCCGTAGAGGATGGAGATAGGAAGCCATTTAAAGCCTTATCAATATTAAATATATCATTATCAAGTTTACTAAAATGTAAAGCATTATTATCATGATAAAAATCAATCCATTGTTCTTTAGGATGTGTGCGTCTAAATTCAAGAGCTTCTACATGTTCTTTAATTTCTCCATATATAATATTACGAAGAATATTAAATATTGTACTATTATGATTTAAATAACGAGTACTAGGATTTTCTTCAATATAAATATTAGTAGCTTCTCGTTCAATAGCTTTATCTAATTCATAATAATTACAATCAGAATTTTGTTGTCTACCAAGAAGTTCAATGTTTATAACATTATTATCTTCTAAATTACCAGTAAACCAAACATATCCATTTGTATTATCTTCTTGATAACGAAGACAAAATTTAACAATATTATTATCTTTATTAGTAAATAATTTTGTTTTATTTATACCATCTATACGACTTAAAGTAAAAGGATTATCGTTAATAGTATAAGCAGCTACTTGATTAACATCCATATCAATATAAGCACCTCCTAATTGAATAGCAATTTCATCAGTAGTTGCTTGATACCACATATTAGTAGCTTTTATCCAATCTTTTGTTCCTTCTTTAATAGCTTTTTTATCAATATTATATAAATCATTAATTCCATATTTAGGAAGAGTAACTAAGAAATTCTTAGGAGCATCAGACGGAGTTCTCATTAAATAAGCAGCAGTATTAGATTCAGTATCATCACGAAGTTCATCTCTATATTTACGATAATTTTGAATACCAAGTTTAAAAGTTAAAAATCCTTCTGCAAGATAATCAATATCAGACATATTGGTATAACCTTTAGCTTTACCAGTTACCATATTACTAATACCACTTAATAAATAAGCATGTATAAGTTCTCCGGCATATTCTGTAAGTTCCCAAGTATAACCATTTTGTCTAACTATACCTTTAATACCTTGGTCAGGTCTATCAATAAGTATAGGACTATAAGCATATTCAGTAGGATTTTGAAGTTTTTCATTAACCCAAAGTTGTAAAGTTTCTGGGTCACTAAGAGCTTTAACAATAGAAGTTATATAGTTATTATTAATAAGACCTGATTGAAGATTTCCATTAACATTACGATAATTAAGTTTAGCTTTGGATTTGCTATAAGGAGAAAAAGTTTTAGATATATTAGCTAATATTTCATCAGCTCCAATAAGATAACTTTGACCAATACGTTGTGGTTCTACTTCTTCTATATTAGTAATATCAGCACCACTATTTAATGCAGCTTCACGTCTAGCTTTATTTTCAGCATTAGCTTTGTATATTTCATATCTTTGATTTGCATATTCTTTAGCACTATTTTGAGCAACAGTATTAACTTTTTCAAGCATACTTAAAACTTGCTCTAATGCTTCTATTCTATCAGAAGATTTGATTATAAATCTATCATAAGTTCCTGTATCAAAACTAGGAAAATAAAGTTTTAATATAGAACGAATAGCATCAGTTTGAGGATTAATATCTATATTAGTTTTAACTATTGCCCCACTTCTACGTCTAATACCTACACCTTTAGATTGATTAGCTATATTAGCAGATGTTCTAGCTTTATCTAATTTGTTCCTAATATCTTTTAATTCAACTTCTATATCAGCATTATTAAGATTAATAGCACTATATTTAAAGTCATTACGTATTTCTAAATAAGATTGAATATTAGTATTATTATCATTATTAGGTTGTCTCGCAACAAGATTACCATATTCATCTATACAAACTTCAAGAACATCAACATTATATTTATTTAAATCTTTATAAACAGCTTCTGCAAGACCTTTAGCATTTTCGTTTCTCATATCATCTGCCAGCTTTTTAAAACCAGCAAATTCATGTTTTTCATTTGCGAGTTGTTCAATAGCATCAATAAAAGTATCAACAGATTTCCAAGCACCACGTTCAATAAGACCTGCAATTTCAATAGCACATTCCTGATATGTATGATGTTTAATAACACCTAAACTATTATTTCTGTCATATTGATAAGTAGAAACTTCGTTTCCATTCTTATCAGTAACAGTTCCTACAATAGTAGAAGAAAGTTTTGGAAGACTATTAAAAATAGCACGAACATATTCACTAATATGACTATTAAAATTATTTTTCCAACCTTCACTCCAAAGATATGTCATTTCATCAACAGTATATTCAGATTCTTCATCATTAATAGAATCTGCTTCTTCATCAGTCATTATATCCTCGTCAACATTTTGTTCATCATCTTTAATTTCCATACCAAGATTTACAACTTTACTGTTATGAAAAGCTTCTTTCCAAAAGTTTAAATCTCCGTAAGCAGTTTGTACTAAATCAGCAAAATTTTTATCAATATCTAAAATTTCATTAGCAGGATTATTAGCAAAAGTATATAAATCTTCAAGAGGAGTAGTTTTAGTATTAAAATTAGCACCATATCTATTAAGACGTGTAACAAGTTCAGAACGCATTCTATTTCTAGCAGTAGTTCTTACTTTTTTTACAAGTTCTTGTTTGTTATCCATTGTATTTTGATATTTGTAATACAATAAATAACAATAGTCAGCAGTAAATTGTAAAGCGTCTTGTCTAGTTTTATTATCTTTAAAATTATAATTATTACTACCAACATTATAACTACTATTATTATTAACACTAAATACTTTACTTGCTCTAAAATCTCTAACAAGTCTGTTTAAAGTTCTTTCGGGAATCTTTTCAAATTCATCTGTTTTAGCAACAGAATCATTTTTACAATATTCTCTAAACTCGTCTGTGTTTACAAGCTGCATAAGTTTTACAGCTTGACTTTCACTTCCATAACTAAGATTAGTTATAATCTTACTCAGTTTAGGACTACCATTAATTTCTATTGTACAACTCATAGTAGAAAATTTTAACGTCCCGAATGACGCTTATTTAAGGCTCATATCGGGACTTTTGTTTTTAGTCGATAAATTCTATTGGCAGTACCAATTAATCGCTCCTGTGGAAAGCAATGAAGCCATACGGGCTTGTTCGCTTGCGTTTAATTGTTGGTCAAGAGCGTTAATCGAGGGAACGGTTATGACTGGCTCAACACCACTTAAAGTGCTCATTAATGTATCATCTTCTTCAAAAGCATCATCAGAAAACATTCCATCATCATTATTAATAGGCATTGGAGTACCTTCATCACTAGTAGTTGGTTTAGGACTACTTGTATCTTTTGGTGCATCACCAGTTTCTTTACTAGCGTTAGATTCAAATTCTAATTGTTTTGAATCTATTGTTTTTTGATTATCAGCATCAACTTTTTTAGTATTTTTAGTACCATCACCATTTTCATTACCATTTTCATTAGCGAAAGCTAGATATGTTCTAGCCATAAGAGTATTATTTTTAATATCACCAAGACCGAATAATTTTCTAATCCAATTTATTATTCTAGTCCATAAATTAGTAGGTTGTTCATTAATAGTATAACCTTTAGATTCAATATTATTAAGAGCATTGGCTAATATAGGATTAGTAAGAGCTTCTGCTACAAATTCTTCTAATTGTGCAAGTTCGTTATCAGCAATAGATTTATAATATTCATTACCATTATTACCTGTGTAATCTACAAAATCTTTAAGTTGATTAATATATTTAACTCTATCTAATCCTTTTTCTTTAATATATTTTTCTAAACTATCCGGTATTTGACCATTAACAATATTAGCAAATTCATTTCGTATTTCTCTTATTTCATTTACAATATTAGTTAAATTTCCGAATCCACCAAGTTCATAAAAACGACTATGAATTTTTTCATGTATTAATACACGTTGGGCTTCTCGAATACCATCACGTTTATTTCTAAATAATAAAAAGAATTTTTCTCCAACTCTAGTACCTTGTCCAGGTCTAAATTCGGCATAAGATTCTTTTGTATCATCACGTTCATTAAAATTAGCATCATATCTAAATGATTGTGGAAATATTTTTACTATTGCATCATTATCAATATTAAAATTAACTCCGAGTTCTTTAAAGAAAGTGCTAGTATTAATACGATTAGCGTTTTTAGCTTTATTAATTAATCGAGCGGCAATATCGTCTGTATCTGTTTCATTCCCTACGGGGGAACTACGCTGCCAGCGTATCCGTAACTGTGTATTTGATTTGGTTGGAGCAGCACTAGTAGCAAAATTAGTTTCAACTCCATTATTAAGAACTTGTTTTTCAAGTCTTATTTGACCCATATCAGCTTTATCAATAAGGTCTAAATAATCAACAGCATTATAATCTTTAAGAAATTGTTGATAATAAGGATTAGAACTTTCTCCTCTAGCCATTGGATAACTTAATGAAAAAGTAGCTTCATTAAATACAGTAGTAAGAGCAGCTTCTAATGCAGCATCAGCATTATTATAACCTATAAATGTAGTATTATTAGTAGATTCGTATTCAGCGTTTTCTTGAGGATTAAGATACATACCTGTTCCTAAATCGCTACTACCTCTTTTGTATTTATATATTACAATAGCTGGTTTTTTACCATGTTTAGTAGATATAATTATTTGATTATCAATAATAGCACAATTAACTCCATTAATAAAATTTTTATGACCAAATATACGATTAAGAATATTACTAAGGTCTTCAAATGTAATATTACCTTCTTGTTTTTGTCTAATAGCAGTTTTTACAACATCAAATAAAGTTTTACCAATACCTTTTGTTTTATCGATTCTGTTAGCAATTATTGGTATATAACTAGGAGCATTTGTACCATTAGACAATATAACACTAAGACTTCTACGTTTAAATCCTCTAACGGCTCTTTTAGTTCCTGTTTTAGAATCTTCAACTATATTATCAGATTCAACAATGCCTAAACTAATATCTCCAGCTTTATAATTAGCTATAACTTCACTAGGTTTAGATAATGGAGTTTCAGAATTAACTAATAAAGTTCCACGACTAATATAATCAACAGTAATATTAAGTCCAGCAGGGTCTTTCTTAGCTTCATTATAAAGAGTTTCAGTCATTTCAAAATTACTATATTGTTTAGCTAAGAAATTTTTATAACTTGTATAACCATCAGTTGCGTTATCCGTATTATCATTATAAAAATAAATACGATTAATATAATTAATACAAGCAGCCATCATTTGAGCATTTATAATGGGTTTACTTCCATTTTCTGTAAATGACTCTATTATTTTTTTACCTAAATTAGTTTGAGCAAAATCATTTAAAATATTATTATCAATAGTATTTTCTGCATAAGCAGTCATTATATTAATAAGTTCTTTATATTCATTTGAAAGATTATCATCTTCTGGATTTAAACCTTCAAATATTTCATCCAAATTACTATCATAATAATTAATTCCATTATCAGTAGACCGTTCAATATTATAAAATAAATTATATGGTTTGCCACCAATATAAACTTGACTAAAAGCTATAAAACCATTATTTGTTGGAGTACGTTTAGCTTTACGATTATAACCTACTTGTATATTAGCATTTTTTCCATATGCCCAAAGACTAATACCATAATTGTTAGCATTAATAGTAAGTTTAGACCCAGGAGTTAATTGATTAAGAGCAGCAATAACATCATCGGTTATAGTTCCAGGTAAACCAATATTAGTATTTTGTTCTATATCTGGAACGTTTCTTTTATCAATAAGTTCTTGTAATTTTTGAGTAGTAACTTTAGCATTAACTCTATCAAGTATTCTAATACCATCAATACCTTTATTTAACTCTTGTCCTAAAATATCATGTAATTCAGAAACTATTTCTATTGTTAAAGCATTATCATTATCTTTACTAAAATCTTTAATAATACTATCCATTAAAGATATATAATTTATAGCATATACATCATTACCTTTATTATCTTTAAATCTAAAACCTTTATTACTTTCTATATATCTTTTAACAAGTTCTTTAATTTTTTCTCGTCTATCTATTTCTTCATCTGTAAGAAGTTCAGCAGCAATACCACTAATAGAACTTTGTGCTCCACTATCAATATTTCTTTTAGCATTATAAACAAGATTAAAACTTCTAACAAGAGCAGGAAGATTACTATCAATAAGTTCTTCACTAACACCTTTACCTAAAAGATAATCTTTAAATAATGGTAATTGCTCTTCAATAGTATTATCTCTAATACCTTTAAGTTCATCAATTTTATCATTAAAAATAGCTAACCTAACTGTATCACTAATTAATTTATTATCTGCACTATTTTTTCTTTCTTCTTCAATATCTTTTTGAATAGCTCTACGTTGAGCTTCATCTGGAGACATTTCTCTATCGGCTTCCGGACCACTTAGAGGAATATCTGTTTTTGTATCTGATTTATTATCATTAGTACCTTGATTATTAGTTCCTTGAGAAGACGCTTCTTGGGGCTTACCCCCCGTAGAGGATGTATCTTGTGTAGTTCCATCATCAGGACTTTCAGGAACTTGTGAAGCAACATCTGGCTTTTTACTAGCTGGTTCATCATTAACAGTAGCAGCAGGTTTATTAAGTTTTTCTCTACGTTTTCTTCTCATTAGAAAACCTAAATCATTACTAAAAATATCTTCATCATCAGCAGTAAGTTTTAATATTTTACGAATATCATCAAGTTTAGATTTTGTTTCATCGCTTAAAGGAGATTCTTCGGCTGTTTTATTTTTAGATATATAAGCATCAACTTCATCAATATCATTAGTATCAAGTATTCTTTCAAACTCATTCATAGCATTAGTATATTTTTCGCTACGCATAAGTTCAAATTGTTCTTCCATTAACTTAGCACGATTACGAATATTTTCATTAGTATCAGATATTTGAGATTGAATAAGAGCTTTACGTTTTTGAGCCATTCCTCTATTAATAGCCCAATCTGTAAGTTCTTTATCAATATCATCAAGACTTCTTAAAACAGATTCATATTCTTTATGTTGATTTGTATCAGCGTTATATGCAGCATAATTATCAAAACCAGCACGTTTAACAAACAAATCACGTTGTCTTTCTAATTTATTCTTTTGATAATTATATTCGAGATTAGTAATTTTCTTTTTATTTTTAGCTTCTTCAAGAGTTTCAAGAGATTTTGTAATATTTTCTATTTCAACAGCTTCATTATGATATTCTATTTCTCCTAATAAAACACTAGCTTCATTTTTAACAACATCGTCTTGTAAATCGTTAATACGAGCATTTATATTATTAGTATATTGATTTTCTAATCTGTCTTCTTCTTCAATAGCTAATTTAGCATAAGTATTTTCTTTAGCTATTTGTTTAGCAATACCTTCATTAGTAACATCATTATTATATATTTTATTAATTTCATTAGTATAAGTTTCATAAATTTTATCCATATCAGTTAATATTTTAGCAGAATCAGTTCCTTCAAAAGCAGCATTATTATTAATAAATTCTTTCATTTCATCAGATTGAAACCATTCTTTTAATAAATCATAATTACCAGCATCAGCGGCTGCAATTACAAGATTTGTTTTAAGTCTATTAACTTCAACAGCTTTTTTGGCATCTTTTGTAATATCATCTATTTCTTCAAAACCACCATCAGGAATAATATTGCCTTGTTTATCACGAATTGGTTTATCTGGGTCAAGATTTTGGTCTAAAAGTTGAATACGAGTAATACTATCTTGTATAGTAGCTGAACGACTATTTATTTCAGCTTTTCTAGCTTCATCTGTGGTATCTTTGCGTTTAGCAATCCAACGATTCCAAGCACGACCTGTGGCACCAGCTATACTTTGAAAACCTACACCACCTATCCAACCCCAAAAAGCACTATCCCACATATGAGCATCAGTAAGAAAATCTTCATAACGTCTAGTACTATAACTATCATCAAGCGTTTTGCGAGTATTATCTAAAGCACGTTGTTGAGACATATATTGCCAACCTTCTTCAATACCTTCTGATAATTCAGCACCGATTGTTTTTAGTCCGTCAGCCGATATTAAAGACCGCATTTTTTGACCCGTAGACAGCTTTTCTGCTTCACGTCCTACCATTCTATTAAGTGCGTTCCGATTCTCCAAATTTAGAGCCGCAGATGCCCTCATTTGCGGTGTTGCACGGAACACATTACGTAGTTGTCGAAGCTGCCAAACGTCGAATGCAAGTAGCCACATGTCGTTAGCAAAAGTTTGGTCAGCACTTTTACCAGCAAGATATTCAGCTATTTCTTCATTAGATTTACCTTGTAATTCTGGATTACGTTTATAAAAATCATCTAATTGAGCATTAGTAGCAGTATTAAGAAAATCAAGAGTTTCTTGTTTAGAAGTTTCCCAAGTATCTCTTGCTTCCATATAATTTTCAGCAACACGCATACCTAATGCTGTACGCATTTGGTCTATTCCCGCATTAGCAAGTTTACTATAACGATTAATAGGAGCATCAGCTAATGATAAACCTTTAGCTTTAGCAGCTCCTTTAGCTAACATTTTTCCAATTCCTCTAGATAAACTATGACCGGTAATAGAGCCAATACCTCTGCCAATAGCACCAACACCTCTACTAACACCAAGACCAGGAATCATTAGACTAAGAGTACTCCCAACAGATACAAGACCGTTCATTACCCAACCACTATCAAAACCAAATGCAGCATTAGGGTCTTCTTGATATATTTCAAGTGCTTCTCTAGCTTGGTCACGAAGATTACTAATAGCTTCACTAGCTTCATTTGTATAATCATTATCAGCAATACCAATTAATTGTCCAATGCCATCTGCTATATCAAAGAATCCTTGAATAGTTCCAAGAGTAGCATCAACACCTATTTGACCAAGAGCACGATTAAATTGCTCAATAGTTTTTTGATTTTCGGCACGTTCTCTATCAAGTTCTTCATAAGTATCAAAACGATTAAGACTAACATCATAATCTCCATAATTCTTTGGGTCACGAATATCATTAATAAGACCTGTATCACTTGTTATAAAATTCGCTGTTCTGTTAGGCGTATAAGCATTTATAATATCAGCGAATGGACTAGAAACAGCAGAAGCCCCAGCTGCATTAGCTGGAGCTTGTTGAGTAGCAGTTTCTGTATTTATTAATAGACTACTTAAATCGGGCATAATTAAAATTCTTCATCCATTAATTGATAAAGTAGTTGATTATATCTAACCTGAGCATCAGTAGTAAGTTGTGTTGGACTTTGTGCTTGACTATTTCCTGGAACCATATTTTTGACCAGTTGTAAAACACTAAGTTGAAACATTGCTAATTGGTCAGCAGGAATTTCTCCACCATTTTGTTGCTTCATAGCTAGATAATTATATTTAATCTTATCATACATACCTTTAGTAACTTTTCCGTAAACAGCAGTAGAACTATCTACTTGTTGATATCCTGTTGTAGGACTTCCCATATAACTTAAATGACTAACAGGGTCATATTCAACAGTCATTCCTAAAGGCATTTCGTGACTAGTAAGTCCACTTTGATTATCAGTATAATATTCAAGATTAGCTAAAAATGATGGACTAGACATAAATTCCATTTTATCTTCATTATTAAACATATTATCACAAGCAATAGTAAAATTCCAAGCATCGTCTAAATCAACTCCAGCATCTTTAGCAGCTTTAACAGCTTTAGCTAAACTACTATCTGGGTCAATATCTTTATTAAGACCAATAGTTATAACACTTTTTAAAGTATTCTTATCATAACCAATACCAAATGTACCATAACTCTTATTTTGTCTAACTTGTCTAGCTATTTCAAACAAAGCATCTCTTGCTTGCGTATTATCAACATCTTTAAGAGTTTCACCATTAATACCAACTTGGAAATTATCAACTTGACTACCATGTGCATTAAGAATACTAGCATCAATTTTTTGTTGAGCATTTTTAACAGCAGCATTATAAGCAGTTTGTTTATCTTCCGGTAATGCTCTAGCAACAGCATCTTGAGCAAATGTTTCTATAATATCAGCATCGGAAACAACTTCTAAAGGTTGAGCCTCTGGTTTACCAACAAAATCTTCTATTGCATTTTTAGAACTATTATATAAATCTAAAATTTTATCAATAGCATTTGTATTAGCTCGTCTAGCAGCAATATCTTCATAACCAAACGGATTAAATAATCTAGCTACATCGCCTATACTAGAATAATCTTCTCTTTCATAATAACCATTATCATTTAAAGTTTGTATTATTTCCGGCAAATAAGAAAGTTTACTTCTATCAATAGCAATAAAATTACTATCAATTCTACCTTCTCTTTCCATAGTATATTTAGTAGCACCAATACTTTTATCTAATAATTGTAATGCTTCATCTACACCTTTAGATGTATTAAGACCTTTCCAACCAGTACCTCTAGCCATCGTTTGTCCTAACCATCCCCAAAATCCTTTTTTAGTAGCATCAGTAATAGGTATTAAAATTTTTCCATCAGCACCATAATCTAAATTAGCACCATCTACTAATTGTTTAATATAAGGATTTCCAGCAACAGTGCCTAAATCAATTTTAGCATCTATGGCAGAAATAAATTCAATTTTATCACGAGTATCTTGGTCGGTAATTTGTTCCATTACAGCTTTATATTTTCTATCAGCATCATTAAATTTATTATAAGCATCATAAATTTCATAAGGAATAGGCATTCCTCTTTGTTGAGCAATAGCTTTTGCGCGAGTATACATTTCTTCTGGAGTAGCATTAGTTATATCAACACCATATCTACTAACAACATTAGCTAAATTTCCAAAAGCACTACCTCTATTAGCTATGTTAGTTTCATAAGCACTAGCTTTTTCAACAAACGGACCGGGTGTTGTATTTCTAGCACGGGACATCAAATCAGGAAGATTAAATGTTCCTTCTCCAGCAGCAGCTTTAGCCTGTGCGGCTCTAGCTTTATAAGCACCAACACTAAGACCAGCCAATGGTTCTATTGTAGATTTAAAATGAGCATAAGGAGCAGACTTATAAAATCCTTGTAATCTCTTTTCAAGATATTGGTCACGAGTTAAATAAACTCCAGCGTTATCAGTAACATCGCTAATACCAGTACCACCATTACGTTTATATTTCCACATAGCAACTTTATAATCTTGGTCAATACTAGCTTGTGCACCAGGTGTATTAGCTATAACACTGTTCATAGCTTCTCTAAGAGTAGCTTCATCAAGAATTTCATATTCTCCACCTTTACTTATATATGGAAGACCGTCAATAGACTGACTAATATCAGTAGTATATTGACCATTTCTATCCATAAAATAAATATTATTACCACCACCTTTTCTTCTAGCAGCAAGTTTATATGCTTGAAGTTTAAGGTCTTCCATATTTATTTCATCAACAAATTGGTCAGTTGGTTTCCAATCATCAGTAAGACCAGCATCGTAATATTTATTTACTTCTTTAAAGTAATTCTTCTTATCAGTAGTAAGATTGCTAGCATCAATAGATTTCATATATTCATCATATTGTGCTTGACTACGAATCTTACTTCTCATTTCGGGACTAGTAACAATAGCATCAGCAGTTCTTATAACATCATCATAAGCAGCACTAGCATTACCATAAACTAAATTTTCATTAAGACTACTTTCGAGAGCATTAAGTTGTTCTTGACGCCAACCTTCTTCAGCAGCATTTAATGGAAGAGCGGCAAGTTTAGCACTAAGTTCAGATTTAGTTTCAATAGTAGCATCATGTCTTTGCTGTATTGTAGAATAAGCATTAGATACTACATCAAGATTTGCAGGGTCAACATATTGACCTACAACGGGAGTAAAACCAATACTAACACCAGCCATATTTAAACTTTTACATTAAGACCTTGTAAATACATACGAGCAAAATCAGCACCATTATCTTTAAACATTCTATCATCATAATTTGGATTAGCAGCTCTAAGATAAGCAAGAGTATTATTAAACGATTCACGTCTATCCATACGTCCAAGAAAATCTTGGAAACTAAGATTAACATTGTTAAATAGATTACTAAGAGCAGCTTGATTAGCAGATTTACGTTGAGCATCAGCAATAGATTGACGAGTTCTAGCACTAACCAAATCTTGATAATATTGATTCATTGCTCTAGCATTTCTAGCACGAACTTGTTGTCTATTAGTTCTATCAGCATTTGTTAATTGAGTTTCAATATTTTCTCTTTGAGCCTCAAGTTCATTAATATTTTGAGTAGCAGCATTACGAACTCTTTGCATTCTTGCTAAAGCAGCAGAACTAGAAGCAGTATTTTCACGTATATTTTGATAATTACGTCTAGCTTGTTCTTCAACATTAGCAATTTGTGGACGATTGTTATAACTAGTTTTAAGTCTAACAGGCATTTCGATAAATGGTCTATTAGGCTCAGCTATTGTAATTCTAGGGCTATTACGAGTAGCTAACCAATTACCAATACTACCAGCTACATTACCAGCTAATGACATCCAATCACGAGGAGTAACTCCAGCATATTCACCATATTGTCTAGCATCAGCAGCTTGACGATGAGCGCTTTCAACAACACTAGCAGGAATTTTTCCTGGGTCTAAATTAGCTTCAACAGCAAGACTAGTTCTAGGTCTAGCAACAGCAGGTAAGTTATTATTAGTTTGTGTAGGAACAGAACTGATTTCATTATTACCTCCTCTACGGGGGGACGTCCCATAAGACCTATTAAGATTAACATTCATTGTAGGAATATCAATACTAACATTAGGTTGACCATTACCATGTGACCAACCGGCTCTAACAAGTCCACTATTAATAGCAGCACCATCTTCAAATAACGGAAGATTGCGTTCAGCATAATATTGAGGACGATTATTTTCTAAAGCATTTCCTCTTAAAGCAACACGACCAGCTTCAATAGCACGTTGTTGAACAGTTCTAGATGGTGGAGTAGATGTTATAGGAACTATTGAAGCAGGTGTATTAAGATATATATTATTATTACCGCTATTAAATCTATATTTAGAAACAACATTGTTTGCATTTCTTTTATTAACATTTTTATCTGATTTATTATCAGCATTACTTCTTGTTTTAGTTAAATAATTAATAGCATCATCATTTGGATACATAAAATTATAATCACCCATTGATTGAGGAATATCGGAAAAATCACCAGGATTTAAAACTCTACCATCATCAGTAATCCAAACTTGACTACCATCTTTTAAAGTACCCCAAGGAGCTTTTTTACGACCACCACATTTTTTCTTACCGCCACAACGCATGACACTTCTATCTGGAAGCCCCCCCGTAGGAGAGGGAGCAGAGTAATAAATCAATCCATTCTTGACATTGCCATTAATACTAACAATGCCAGCATTATTTTTATTTGTAGGCATATTATTTATTCTTTAATTAAGTAAAATACCATAATATAACAAACAACCAAACATAATAAGTAAAAGTATAATAATAATCAGTTCTAACATGATGGGCATTAGTTTTATAATAATCTAAAATATTTTTATAATCACAATAATATGTAGCATTATTCATAATTCTATCATAAAGCTGATTATATGCTATATTAATATCTTTTCTAACAAATATTTCTAATATGATTAATAAACATATACTAGAAATTAAGCAGTAATACATAGGAGCATTATTAGCTATAACAAAACACATTATTATAGCTTGTGTAAAAATACAAATAAAATCTACACATTTGTTACTATATACATCATTGCCAAGACTGCAATAATCTTTACAAAGGCAATTATACCAATCTTCTAATTCTATATGTTTCATTATTTTATATTTAAACCATTTTTAATATCTTCACTACTATTAATAGCTCTACCTATTTCTCCTATACGTTCAATTCTTCTATACGGATTGTTTATAATATTAAGTAATCTATTATTATTATCAATAAGTGATTGTATAGAAATATCAGTAGCTATTCTATCTAATTTATCATTATTTGTTTTAATTTTATTAGCAAATTCCATATTTCTTTTTACTATTTTATCAGTATCAGAATAATCATCAAGTTTATTAATTATTTTAGTAACATTTTTAGATTTACTAACTGCATTTTTAATACGATTAGATTTCATTAATAAACTACTAGCTTTTTCCAATTTTACCTAATAAAGGTATAGCAGATAAAGTATTAATACCAACACCGACCCAATCATTATTTTTATAAGATTCATAAATATCAGGATAAGAACTAATACCTGTTGGGTCTAATAATTGAATAATACCTTTAGCAACTTGTTTATAATTAGTATCATTACTATTGTCTCCTCACAATTTCATTAAATTTCTAATATATTTCATTCTATCACCATATTTTTTATTTTTGCTACCATCATCATTAAGTTTATTTACTTCTTTAAACTTTTCTTGAGCATTAAAAACTCTATCTGGATTAGCACCTCCTAGAACTAATTGACTAGGACTATAACCATTAAGAATAGGTTGAGCACTGAATATCTTTAAATAACCACCTTTAAGTTGTGCAACTTCATTATTTTCAATTTCCAAATCATCACCAATATCAATTCCACCTTGTTCATGTGTACGACCTTTGGCAAGATAAGTATTATTTCCAATAGGTATTAATACTCCGCCACGTCTGACATCAATTATTTTACGTTTTGCCATAATCGAACGATTTTGCGCCCCGTAGAGCGACTTTCTATGTCGAGTTGATATAATCATCATCTAAGCATAGAAAATCGCATAGAGGCAAAAAGAATTAGCATTTTCGACCATATTTGCATTTTCTTCGACCGCCGTAGCGACCCAAAGCCGCATCCCCGATTACGCTGTTGGAAGTCGGAATAGTAGGCAAAGTAGTTGATTGAGTAGGAATAGTAGCATATTGAGCAACACCACGATTTTGATTCATAGCAGTCATAGCATTTTTATGAAGTTGTTGTTCTTTTTGTTGATTACGTTTAATAGCATTTTCTTTTGCAAATTCACCAGCTTGTTTAACAGCATTTCCCATCATATTAGCAGTATTACTAAAACCTGAACTTCCGTTCAATCCACTTGCAATACTTCCAGCAGCACTAAGAGCACCTGTTGCTATTTCAATACCAAGATTAGCTTTCTTTCTACCACCACATTTAGCTTTTCGTTTACCACCACATTTCATAATATCATTAACAAATTGTTGACGATAATCATTATTAATATCTAAAACTTGATTTGCAGCATCAGCAGCATTTTGTGCAGTATTTAAAGCTGATTGTCTAATAGCAGCATTCTTTTGTTGTTCAGCTAATTCTTTTTGAGCCTTACGTTTTTTAACAGCACCCGCAATACCTCCTGCAAGTGCTCCAGCAGCACTAATAATAGCACCTATAAATGCTTGTTGTCTTTTTCTATCTTTATACATAGTTTAATAAGTTTGAATGTCGTCTACACTAATACGTTTTGAATCATCTCTAAAAATAAGTCTTACAACCCAAAATTTACCTACAATAAGAGCATTATTATTAACTTGTTTACCAAGTTCTCCAGCATTATTATCAAACTTTCCATTACCACGAATTATAGGATGTACAGTAGGTATAGGTTTAATCCAATTTCTAAACCAATTAACAACCCAAATACCAAAGCGATAAACAGGACTTTTCCAATCATCTACTCTCCTACGGGGGGTAGACACGTCTTTATAATCAGAATAACAGCAATTAGTATATATAAGAAGTTTATCTCCGCTATATTGGTCATCAGTAGCTTTATTAATACGATAACTTATATAATCTAAAACTTTATCAATACCTTGATTATTAAATAACATATCTACATAACTAGCAGGTTTTCCATCAACATATTCAGACTTATAATAGTTTGTTTCATCAGTTAAAGCATTATTATAATTAAGATAAGTTCCGTCTTTAAATCCATCTATACCAGCAACATTCCTATCATTATTAATAAAGTATATAGCAGATTTAGTATTAAATAAATTTTCAAACCAATATGTATGAGTACTAAGCCATTCTTTATGACCAAAATGATAACTAATAGTATATTTAGCAGGATTTAAATCAACTGTGCCACAAATAATAAGACGCATATTATCTTCTTCTGTAGCCATACGTAAATCAGTAGTATGAATAAATAGATTTTTAAAACCATCAGTCAAATCATTAAGATTATTTTCGTTAAAATTATAAATACGTTTAGCATCACTATCGAAGAAAGCATATCCGAAATTACTAAGCGACCATTGATGAAAACTTTGTAAACCAGCATAACCTTTATCAGCAGTGAAGACTTCTGTATAATCAATGTCAAATGGGTCTGGCATTAATGTTTGAACGACACTATCGTTACTTGCATCAAGTTGATTACTTCTATCAAATACAAATAGACTATGTTCACAATGTGCCATAAGATAACGACCAATACCAATAACATTCATAATATTACCTTTATTTTCATCAATCATCTTATAAGCATCAAGTCTCCATATACGCCATCTATTTTCAATAGATTCATCGCTAATAACTTGACTACGACGAATAGTTTTACCGTAATATTCTAGATAATTAGCATAATTTGTACTATCATAATTAGTAAGTAATTTATATAAATAAACACCTTTATAAACAGTATCAATAGTAAACAAATCATTAACATAAAGAGGATAAATATATTTGGTATAAAGGGTTGATATATCTTGTCCTGTTATAGCCCAAGCATCATTACCATCACGAAGGTCTTGTACAGTATAATAGTGTTCGGTAGGTTCTTGGTCAAACTTAACACAATTCCAATTAAACTCATTATAACAAGGATAAGTAAATTGAATGAATGGAACTATACCTCTACGTTCATTATCATTTATATCATCTTCATACCAATAGTATCTTTTGTTATGTTCATTATATTGATAACAAACATAATAACTAGGAAAGTTAGCTTCGCTAACATAATCACGATTAACAAATCTAGGACGATAATCAACTTCATCATACATACATCCATAACGATGATAACAATAAGCACTTACGGATTTATTATAATGATAATCATAATTATAAGGAAAATCTTGATAACCATAATTAGCATTTTCATCATAATATTTAACATATCCTAGACTAATAAGTTCTTTATTTCTTTTGGAATAAATATTAGTATGTTTAAGAGCACTACCGATAGTTAGATAATGTTTAGATACACTATCTTTAGTATTAAATTTACTAAGTTCTGTAAGGAGTACTCCAAGTCCATATATAACTTTAAAGTTTACTACAGTCATTCCATACTTACCTTTTATATAATCATCAAAATTAGCATAAGTATTATCGTCTATATTTTCAACGGTAGTTTGACCAACTAAAATACTACCATCAAATGAAAGACCGATACAACCTTCACGACCACCGTTATCTGTAGCTCTATCATCAGGAACTATAATACTACATTCATTAACTCCAATTGTTTGCCCAACATTATTAATACCAGCATCAAATCTACCATCTATTGTATAGAACATATTAGATTCGTGAGTACGAGTAGCATCTCCGCCTAATCCCCAGTCAGATATAACAAGCTGATTAACACCACGACCTTTTTTAAGAATATTAAATTCAGAACAATAAAATCTAACAGAACTAAATTCAGCAATATATTCACTATTAAAATCTAATGGATAATTATTAGGAACTTCATCAACAGGTTCGTTTAATTCATTAGTACCATTTTTAATTTCTTGAAGTTGTGCTTCAACTCTACCATCAGTACAAACACTACCAACTACAGGACCTGTTCCTATAAGAATATGCTCAGGTTTTTCATAACTAATAAAATATCCAACATATTCAGCAGGTTGAGGGATGTTATCAAAATAAAATCTAATAGGTCTAACAGTAGTTATTTTATCAGCAGCATCTTGAGCATTACCTCTAAAGAATTTATCGCCTTCGTTATTAATATAAAGACTAACGCCATTAACAAAATGTGGAAATAAATTACAAATACGAATACTAGGATTTAATTCAAAATAACTATTAATTTTATAAGTTTCATCAAAACCATCTTCAATACCATTAGCTTCACAATAAGTTTTAATATCTCCAATAGTAGTAGTTTCATCACAACTATAAACATGACCAGCAGCAATAGTTATTTGTTTATTGTAAATTATATTAGGTTCTATTTTTATACCATCAGTATAATTACCATCAGGTAATAAATAATGTATAAAGAAATTATAAACAGCATTATTAATAGCACATTTAACATATTCGCCGCCATATTGAAGATTATTAAATTTAGTAATACTGTCCGTTGTTATTGTATTAGCATAAAATTTAGCACATCCTAAAAATCGATAACCAGTACCAAGTTCGAGATTAATTATTCTAGGCAATATTTCATAAGGTTGAGGCAGATTACCAACAGCACAACTAAAATCAAATAATTCTTTTAAATAAGGAACTTCTGATTCTAAAGTACAATCTTCTGCAAGATAACAAAAATGACCATTAAGTATAGTTTCTCCACCATACGTAGTAGTATCTTGTTTTCTAAACAGAATATAATATCTTTCATAATATCCTTTATGAGTTTCAGTACCATTCCATTCTACTCTAACTTCATCACCATAATCAGGTTTATAATTAGGTTTAAATGCCCTATCGCTACTAGGATATGCTTTAAGAAATTCATCAAGTTGTACTGCAAAACAAAAGTCTTTATCTACTGTAATAGTATCTACGCTTTCAGTAGGATTTCTAAAGCCAACAGCTATTGCATTACGATTATAAATTTTAAATGACGGGTCACTATCTCCTTCAGCAGCATAGTAATTAGGATTTTGTTTACCAAACAAACCATTATAAGCGTCATCTAAATTAAAATCAGCATCTGTTGGTTCTCTATCTTCACGCCAAACATATTTACTTTGTTTAATACCATCATAAAATACAATCAAATCTTCTAGAGTATCATTAGCTCTATCTTCTTCCCAACTTAAATTGAGATTATTAGCGTTAATCTCTGTATATTCTGTATGACCACCATCATCATCTTCATGCCAATAAGAACATTCAATATTATCAAAAATAGGAATAACACGTTGTGATGTTACTCTTACAAACATAAATTGATGTAACCAGCTATTATAAGCAACAGTTATATAATCATTTGTACTATTACTAAATGAATGTTCTGTATATTTACTATCTGTACCATCAGGACTTTCTTGTCTTTCCCACCATCTTTCAATAGTATAATCGGGATAACGCTGAGCTATAATGTTAGAAACAAAATCTGGGTCTTTAACTATCCATAAGTTATAAGCCAAGTGAGCATTATAACTTCCATCAATATTAGGAATATTCGCTTGACCAACAGTTTCTGAACAATTATTCCCCCCGTAGGAGGCAACAGTTCTATATTCAGTTCCGTTATATTTTATAACTCCATCATAAAACCAAGTCGGATTAATAGCATCACGAGCAATTTCTCCAGTAAATTGTGTACATTTAGTAACAATAATATCGCCATCATTACCACTATATCCTAATGTCATAGGAAGGTTACTACCATCATAATACTGAATAGTAGTATGGTAATTATCTTTGTTTAAAACAAAATTTTGCCAATTAACATTACTAGGATAATTATTATCATCAAATATATATTTGCTATAATTAGCAACACTATCCCAACTATAAGGATAATTCAATAATACTTTACCATAATCAACAACAAGTCTAACTTGATAAATATCTACATATTTATCTATTGCAATAAACTTAGCATCATAAGGGTCAACACTAGTACCTTCAGGAATATAACCAGCATAGCAATTTACCATTTCTAAACCAGTTTCCATAGCAATAGCGTGCATTAAATCATTAACACCAATAAGAATTTGATAACGGTCATCATGATAACAGAATCTAGTACAATGTAAACGAACATTAACAGATTGTTTATTACCATCTCGTTTATTAAAGTTTACATTAAGTTCTACTAGATAATTATATTTATTATTTATTTCAGTAAAATCTTCTGTTACATCTTGACCCTCAATTTCAGCTAATGGTTGAACTTTAGCGTTCCTAGTAGAAACTGATTCGGTTTCACCAGGTCTACCAGTTTCAACATTCATATTGCCAATAAAGTCAACATTAGTATAAGCATCAGCACTAACTGTAATTCCGCTTACATCTATATTCGGAACATTTATATTTGGATTTTCTTCCCAATAATTAGCAGCATAAACACGATTATTATAATTACACATTGTATGTGCATTATAAATATTAATTGCACTAGATGTTAATTCATCAACAGTAACAACATCGTGCTCTGTACAATCAGCAATAAATTCAGTAACATCAATATCATAATCGTTAGTGGTATAAGGAATAGATTCTCCTTTAATAGTATTAACAATATATCCAATTTGATATTTTTCATAAGGTATAGATTGAAGCTCAATACCAAGAGTAATGCGAATATTATAACCAACATTTTCACTTGTATCAGTTACATAGTCTTGAATAGCATAAGGATAAAATAAAGCATACCACCAATGACCTTTAGGAACACCAGTCGGTCGTCCATTACGATTAGGTATTCGTTCTACTTTCATTTTGGCACATTCATAACCAGAATAAACAGTTTGAATATTATCTTTGGTAAATAGTTCAACAGGAACACCTAATGGAAACCAAGTAGTATAATCTTCACCACGTTTAAAACGTATAAAGAAAACATATATTCCTTTTGGTATAGTATTACCAGCAACAAACTCAAAACTATACATATTATAATGTGGTATTTCAGGAGCAATAACATATTGATTATCTGTACTACCAGCATTATAATTTGGATTATCAAGATTAATAATCTTTACAGGAACTTTAGCTTCATCATAATCTATACGCTCACTAATACAAATGACAAGTTCGTTTTTAACATTATAAGTATAACAACCAATAACTTCTCCGCCACCCCATTCCCAATTAGTAGTTATAGAAGTCGCAGATTCATAAGTATTTTTATCATTACTCTCTTTAACACGAATAATTCTATTTTGATTAGTAAATACTACAAATTCATCACTACATGCAATCGTGCCAACAACTTTTTCTCCAGCATTTAAATCAAAATAATTACCAATAGCGTTTTCACTCATTATACCACTATTAGTAATATTAGAAACAATATTGCTTGCTTGAACTAATGTTCCGGTAGCAAGATTTTCAATATCGTTATCAATATCAAGATTAGGTTTTATTTGCATAAATAATCAACAACTACTAGTACGTTTAGAAAAGGTTGCATTATAAAAATATCCTTGCCATTGTCTACTATCATTATCTTTATTTAATGCTTCATCAACTTCATCATTTATTACACTACGTTTAGCTTGCTCTTTATAAACTGTCCATTGATAGTAAGGATTAGTACCATACTGACTAGCTTGAAGATTAAATACAGGATGCTTAATTCCACGACAAAGAATTTTATATAAACAATAATAGCCGATAGCTTCAATCAACAACCCATTATTGGGTATGACTGGAACTTCGGCTTTGAAGTAATCACTATAAAACGTCTTAACGGCTTGTGTTTCAACAGTGATATAATCAGTATCAAAATTAAGTTCTATTGTATTACAATCAACAAAAACATAATTTCTACATTTAGCAGTTCGACTAGTATTTTCAACAAAGGTATTTATAACTCTAACATCGTTAGGCGGATAATGATTAACATGAATTCCAACAGGAGCATAAGGAGTTCGACCTTCTGCATATTGTTCGCTAACACCAATTCCACCAAATCCACCATTATGGTTATGGAGTTTATGTCGACCCCCCGTAGAGGAAGGAGATTGGTCATTATCATTCTGCCTATCATCAAATCTATCACCACCACAGCAGCTATTATTCTTTTTAGCACAATCATCTAATTCGTCAATAGGACAACCTCTATCATCATAAATTTTTAAACCTTTAACATCTAAACTACAAGGACTTTTAGCAATTCTATTAATAACAGCAACTTTAAAACATTTCTTTTCAGTAGCCAAACATTTTAATTGGCTCATGGCTTCAATAGTCCAAGCAGCAATTCTAGGAATCCAATCACTATTATCAAGATTAAAATCATTGTCTAGTTTAGCAATGATATGTTCTATCGGTCTATATTTTTCGTTCATATTAATATCGTTTTATAATCTTAGTATTATGAACACCACGCTCATACTTTTTACAATCGGGATTTCTCATAAAATTAAGATATATAGTTGGGTCATAAGCTAAAGCAATTTTAATCTTCAAACCTATTCCCATTTCTAAAGCACATACTTCATCAAAAGATTTGCATTCGGCAGCAATACTTTCATAAGTATATTGTTTACCTCTAACAGCAATACCATTAAAAGTAAATTTTACTTTCATATATCTATGTGGTATTACTTTTTGATTATATAAACATACTTCATCATAATAATCTATATACTTAAATACAGCATATTCAACACCATCATAAGGAACGCCAGCTTCATCATAAGCTCTTTTTTCAGCAAGTTTAAAAGGTCTTTTACCCTCAGCAATAAGTTTACGTCTAGCATCATTAGTAGCTTTATAATCAAGCATCTTACCTTGGAATCTAGGATTAGTATATTTCCAACGACAAATAAGTAAATCGCCAATACCATATCCAAACTTATAAGCATATCCTTCCAAAAGACATTTAGGAATAGCATATTGATAATAACGCTTAACATAATCTTTATATGTACGAAGTGGCATATCATGTCTTTTAGCAGCAGAATCAATACTAGCTAAAACACTTTTTACTTTTACTAATAATTTAGCATAACGCAAAACTTGTAAAACAGCAATACGTTGTTCACTACTATCTTCAAAATATTTAAGTTTATCTAAGGCTTTATTAGCAAGCAATTCATTTTTGTTATATTCATTATTAACCCATTCATCATATTCATCAAGATTAATACCAGTTTTATCTTTAAGAAATTGTTTATGTTCTTCTAGCCATTGTCTAGACTTATTACGACTACCTTCAACATCAATAAGAACTTCTTTAAATCTATTAAGGTCAGCTTTAGCTTCACTAATAAATTTATAATAATAATGATTAATATCTATATCAACAAACATATCAATTATTTACTTTATCGTTAAGAGGTAATTCATTAGTAGTACGAACGACATCAAGTAGATTACGTTTAAATATAATATCTTTAATCTGTCCAATCATATCTTCCGGCAATAAAAATTCATCATCATCGTATTGATTATAAGTATCAATAGTATTATTTTCGCGTTCTTTAATAGCTTCATTAGTTTCAATATTAATAATATCAGGATGTTCAAATGCGGCTTCAACAATAATAGATTTAATAGATTCAATAAATTCCCAATTACTATTACGATTAGCAAATAAATAAATATATTCATTAATATAATCATAACAAGCAGTTTTACACATTCCAGGAAGATATTCATAAAACTGACCTACCATTTCTTTATTAAATGGAATAGCTCTATTACCAAACCCAACAGTCCGTACACTACTAAAAGGCAGATTATTGGTAAGGCGTACAGGACGATGAACATATTGATTAGTCCTCTTAACAATCCATTGTTTATTATCATATTTACCATTAAATAAATCTCCGTCTTTAACATCAATCAAACTTAATCTGATTCGTTGCATCAGACCTTTATCAACATATCTATTATTAGCATAAGACTGACGTATAAGTTCGTTTCTAGTATGAATAATAGCTAAACGAATATTACGTCTTAAAGGAACATTGTTCGGCTGTCCAACAGCATGAGCAATTTCACTGATTAATTGATTTAAACTTGCCATTATTTGTTTATAACTTTATATTCTTTATCATTAAGTATAAAAGCAATTTTAGTAAAACTAGCTTTATTAGTATCATCAATTATTACTTTTCCATTAGAAAGCATTTCTTTACAATAATGAAGATATTTAGTTATACTACCTTTAAAAATACAAATAGGATTAACAGCATAAACATTAAGAAACTCAGTTCTACTAATAATACTTTTGTTACAAAGAGACATTATAGCAGTATAATAAGGTCTAGGATTAATTTTTCTACCTTTACGACCTCCAATCATTTCTTTGCTCATATAAATAATATTAGAATCATATTTAATATTATCAGCAATAAAACCTATTATTCTTAATTCATCTGTACTAAAATTTTCTAAATTACTAGTAATATATTTTCCAATAATACTATATTCAAAATAAACATTATTAGGATTTATTATTTGCTTTCCATCTGGCAAATTACAAATAATTTTATTATTATCATGAATTATAAGCCCAAATCTATTCGGAACTATAACACTTCTTACTTCTTTATCATTTGCAAGAAGAGCGGCAATAACATCTTCTTTTATTCTTCTATTTTTGTCCATATTTGTAAATATCTTTCGGTACAAAGATAGGTCAAAAAATAACCTAACTATGTACCTTGAATGGTACAAAGATAGGTCAAAAAACGACCTAACTTTGTCCCAGCTAAAAATAAGTTATTAAACTGATTTATAACAATTTATAAACTAATCAAGAACTAATAATATATTATATATCTTATAAGAATTGTCAAGATAAATTTGACCATCTTCACTCTTCTACGGGGGGTCATCGCAACAGGATTATCAGTAGTATCAAAATCGTTAGATTCAACAGCATCAACAATACTTCATGCTTCTTTAGCGATGCTCCCCCGTAGAAGGGCGAAGCCAGTTAACAATAAAGCCGATATGCAGCTTTATTACTACATACCGGCTTATATTTATACAATTTCGTACCAATCAATAGGATTACCATTTCCAATCATTGTAGCAACCCAACGTCTAAAAGTAGTTTCGTCAGAAGCATCATAATCGTCAATAGTATCTTTAATATATAAAGCTAGATGTTTTTCATCTTCAATAGAACTACCAAGATAATCAGCTTTACACATAAGAGCAGCATAGACATAATCGTACATTATCTTTCTTTTGAGTTGTACGTTATATTTAGCTAAGAGTTCATCAACATATTCTTTAGTATAAGGTTCAACATTTTCTTCTTTAAGAGTTCTAGGATTACGTTTCTTGATTTGAGTAGCAGCATAATCATAAGCTCTTTTATTAAAATGCCAACCATAATTACTGATACAATTTCAGTATTCTGTCTGATTGCATCACGAAGTTCACATGTTTGTTGCTGTGCGGCAAATCCTAACTGCGAGAATCCTCGTTCTTGACCTACGCTGACGCCATTTATAGCTTGCTGGAGCGTATTTGTTTGCTGGCAGATACTTAGCTTTTGGTCGCAACAACACTGCGCAATTTGGGCAGCTATTGAAGCGTTTCCGGCTTGTATTGCGTTGATAGTTTGCATACCGCTCATGCCGACTTGATTACCAACTTGGCAGATAGAATTGTTTATACAATTAATAGCAGATTTAATACTATTAATATCACAATTAAGCATAGAAGATAATTCAGCAAGTTTAGTTGCATTACCGGCAATAGCTTGTTCTAAACATTGACGACCAGCATCATTATTAAGCATATTACCAAGATAAGCAGTTCCATTGCCATCGTTACCCCAAAAACCATTACCATTACGTCCAAACAATACAAGCAAAAATAAAATCCATACAAACCAACCACCGTTATTGCCACCAAATCCACCATTGTTACACATCGTGAACAATAAGTTCGGGTCAAAACCACGTTGCTGTAATAGAGGAGCAAGAACAGACATGATGCCATTATTAGCATCATTACCAAATACATAAGTCTTACTTTCAGATATAAGATTAAGATTTTGATTAATAACTAAGTTTATTATCTCTGTAATCGATTACGTTAGCAACTTAATTATTATATACAATAAAAAAATGGTTTATTACATTAACTGCAATAAACCATTTCTAATCAATATTACATTTTTAAATTATTACTCTGCTGTATATACAACATTAGTCATATCGGGATTTTTAAGAGTATCTACTTTAGTTTTAATTGCATCAGTAGTAGTTTTAATAGTATTAGTAGTAGTTTTAATAGTTCCGGTATCGGTTTTAATTGTATTAGTATCAGACTTGATAGTATTTACGTTACCATTGACAGTATTTAAAGTGGTAGTAATTCCACTTAAATCAGCATTCTGTAAAGTATCTACTTTAGTTTTAATAGCATCAGCTGTTTCATCTACAGTATCAACTTTACCATTAATAGCATTAACAGTAGTTTGTACATTACCGATAGCTTTTGTAACAGGACTTAAATCAACATTAATATCTGCGGTATTTCCATTAATAGTATCAGTTGTAGATTTAATAGTATTAACTGTATTGTTAACAGTAGTAACTTTACCATCTAACGAACTAATAGCATCAGTAACAGAACTCAAATCAACTTCAACTCCTTCAGTTGTCATATTAGTTACACCTTCGTTAACAGTATTAACTGTAGATTGAACATTATCAACTTTACCATCAATACTAGAAATATTTGTATTAGCTGTATCTACTTTAGTGCTAACAGAATCAACTTTAGTTCCAACAGCATTAATAGCGTCTTCAATACCTTGAGTATCAATTGTTATTTCTTTAGCAGCAATCGCGGCAGTATCAGTCTTGATTCCATCAACTACACCATCAATAGTATCTAATGCGGTTTTAATAGCATCGAGCTTAGCAGTACTTGTCGTGCCAAGTTCTACTGTTGTTCCGGCATCAATATTAATTGTTGTGTCAGGGTCAAGAGTGACAGTAACTCCATCAGCTAATTTAACACCAGAAGTATTAATGTTTTCAACAGCAGTTTGAATAGCATTTAATTGAGTAGTGTAATCTTTAGATTCACCACCACCTCCAGTACCACCTCCGGCAATTGTAATACCATTAGTATTCATGTTATCAACATCTGTTGCAATACCGTCAATACTAGTCTTCAAAGCATCGAGTTTGCTATTAGTTTCACTCATATCAACAGTAATACTAGTACCTTCAAGGTCTACTTGAATACCTGTTGTAGCAAGAGTATCAGTGTTGGTCTTAATAGAATCGAGTTTAGTACTATCTGCAACAACTGTATCGGCAATAGTTGCTAAAACTCCGTCTTTACCAAGTGCATTGTTTATAATTTCAGCAATATCAGTAGTATTAGAATTGCTACTATCAACAGCAGTTTTAATATTATCTAACTTAGCAGGAATATCGGTTACATTAGTATTGATATTTTCAACAGCAGTTTTCAATGCTTCTGTATCAGTGTCAATACCTGCAATAGCAGTTTGAATATTACCACTTTGTTCTACAATATTATCAACAATAGCTTGTTTCTGCAAATTAATACAATCAGTAGCAGTTTGCAGTTTAGTATTAGTTTCAGTAATTAATGCTTCAAGACCATCAGTATTAATATTTACATTATCAGTATTAACTTGAATATTTTGAGTAGCAGTAATAACGTCGTCGAGTTTAGCTTCGAGAGTATCTGTATTCAGATTTACACTTTCTGCACTAATCTTAATATTTTCAACAGCCGCAACAATCTTATCAGTACCAGCTTTCATTTCATCAATTACAGAATCCATAACAGCCAAATCAGCTGCAATACCATGAACATCTTCATCGATATGAGCAATTCCAGACCTAATAGCACCGGTATCTTCTTTAACAGTTGTCAAAGTAGTATTATTAACTACAAGATTAGCATTCAAAGTATGGAGGTCATTGTCCATTTCTTTCAATGTTTCACCATTTTCAGTAGCAATATCGTTACCAGTAGTAATTAAGTTAATAACATTGGTGAAGTTAGCAGCATTAGCCAATTGACTTTCATCGAATTGACTATTCATAGCAGCTTTAGTATCAGTCAAGTTATCGTTGATAACTGTCAAGTTATTATTAGCAGTATCAAGTTTATCGTTAGCCTTATTACTATTAGTAATCAATGTATCAAGTTTAGTATTAGTAGACTGACCATTAATAATAATAGTATCGCTATTGCCTTTAATGCTATCAATAACTGTATCAATAGTATCAATCTTACCTTCAATAGTAACGAAGTGTTCGTTAGCAGTATCGAGTTTAGTTTCAATGCTGTCAAGACTTTCGTTAGCAACATCAAGTTTAGTATTAGTAGTATCGGTCTTAACTTCAAGACTATCAAGATTATCATTAACAGTATCAATACGGTTATTCATGTGTTGGTGGAACTCTCTCAATTCTTCATTAATCAAGTTCGACAATTCATATTGTTTGTCAAGACGACCATCAATAGCGGCAAGATTAATATTAACATGATCAAGTTTAGTCTCAATAGTTTTAAATCCAGCTAACAATGTAGCGTTAATAAGATTGAAACCATTATTTATAGCTTCTGTCTGACCAGTAATAGCAGTAGTTAAATTTTCAATAAGAGTGTAAAGATTAATATCTTCACTAGGTTGCCGAGTACCAATCAAAGACTGTCTATTCAGCAACAGCATCTTCATTAAAGCAGGGTCAAAGAAAGGTGCTTCCATATTATTGTTTTAAATATTTAGTCCAACTATAATGTTTACGATTATCAAGATATTTAAGATTATCTTCGTTTTGATATGCCTCACGTTCAAAACTTATATTACGATAAGCATAAGTACCATGAGTAAATAATTTAATAAACCATTCAAATATATACCACAAGTAAAATAAGATATATAACATTTCCTTCATTTGAGCAGTATGAATAGCTTCATGATTAATATCTTCATCACTCATAGTAGCCCCTTTGCGAACAAATAAAACTCCAAATAGATTAATAGCTTTATAACCAGGAAATGGAATGATGTTATTATATATTATTTTCATGGCTCTGATTCAGCTAATTTAAGAGTAAGTTTGCCATCACGACGATAAGTAAATGTATAATTATCTGCATGAGCAGTTATATATGTATCATTAATAGTTTCTCCTTTAGTATATACATAATTAGTTATACCATCATAAGGCTCATTATCACCAAATCTTACTTGAGTAATATTAATTAAAGGATTAGCAGTTTCAAGTCGACCGTCATCATAAACATGGAACATTTCATAAATAGTAGAATTAGCATGGTCTTTGACAGCCCATTTATTGCCATTACTATCTTCAACTTCTGCACTACCATCATCTTTAAGAGTAATTAAATAACCTTCAATAGGTTTCTCTTCAGGACAAGGTTCAGGCAAAGGAGTATTACCATATTGAGCAGGGTCGTTAGTAAATACTAAATCATTTGTTTCGGGATAATATTCACAAATATGTACATAATTTGATTCGCCTGTAACAGGATTAATATACATACTTACAAATACAAAACCATCTTCATTCTTAGTATAACAACTTGAAATAGCATAATACCAATATGTATTATCATAAGTATCATCGCCTATAATTTTAAATGCTGTGTTCTTAATGTTTTCGAGAACATGACAAATATTAAAATCGGTAGGCAAATGATAAACAGAACAAACATTAACTTTAATTTTCCATTTGTCATCACCAAATCTTTCAATATCATAATTAACTTTATGGTCATAATTATAACCAATAAATACACCATTATCTGGGTCTACTTTAATCCAACTCAAAGGAAATGGTTTACCACCTTTATGATGAAACAATACATGATGCATTCTTCCATCAATAATATCAAGCAAATCTTTCTTTTGAGCACGATTCATATCAAAATCTAAAAGCCTAATTAAGGCTTCATCTCTTGTCATGCAAACATCCATAAGTATTAAGGTTTATGTTTGTAATCAATACCTAATTTATTAGCAATTGGTTTATAAAGCCAACTCCATGCAACAGGAGCAGCAATACAACTATTAATAAAAATTCGTATAGGAATATCAGCTAAATATTGATAACAAACTCCGACTAATAGAACAACAAGCATATAACATGTTCGTTTATTCCATGTAGTAACTCGTTTGTCACCATTAAGAGAATCCCATACTTTTATCATAGCATAAGTTAATATGTTTAGTATTAACATTAATGCAAAATCAAATGAGGATATAAGTTGGTTTATTATTTGTTCCATTAATATAATTTTTTTATTTAAATGGCACATCATTACAATTAGAAGCTGTATAAGCTATATATTTACCATAAGTATTTACACCATCTTTATAATTATAATCTATACCAAATCCATATAATACATCATCTTTAGTTATAAATTCAATACCAGCATAATTATGAATTTCATTTCCGGAAGTATTATATAATATATTAAATGAATCAGTAAAACTTCGTACTTCTAAACATCTACCATCCATAACACCAATAATACGTTTTTTAACATAAGCATTAGCATTAGCATAACTAAACGCATCACTCATTTTTAATGTATCTAATGTATCCGATATAAATTTATATAACATATTATTTCCAATATTATCATATTCTTTTGCATTAAAAGTTATAACAGAATTTCCATTACCAATAGTTAAAGTATTAAATGTATATTTTTGATAATTATTATATCCATTACCAGGAGCGTTTTTAAATTTATAATAATGAGTATTGATTTGTAAATTAACACCACTTTTAATTAGTTTAACATATAATTCATTATCATAATTTTCTCTATTACCAATTTCTACTACATTATTTACTACAACGGCAGTAGGTTGTATTTCTATACTAATATAATAAGTTTTAACTGAAACATATTGATATTTATTTATATCATATAAATCTGTTTCACGAACACCTTCGTTATATAGTTTATTTCCGTCTATTATCAATCCGGATATTGTATAATCATCAATAGATAATGCGCAATAATTAATATTAAAATCATAAGATTGTTGGTTAGTTATAAGTATTCTTCCACTAGCTTTAATATTTTTTGATATAATATTATACATATTACTCCACTCCTCAGTATCATCACTATTTACAGACCCATGAAATAAACCATGTTGATATTCACCTAATGATATAGTAACAATTTTTTTTGATTTAGCCCCTTTAGTTGTTAATGTAAATTTAATGGAAGGAGATTTTAAATTTAAATCTATATATACTGCATTATCCTCTAAAGTTACAGGATAAAAATCACCACCCGCATCATCTACGAGTTGTTTAGTTGGAATATCTGCCATCATTCACCTCCTTGTAGCGCAGCTACATCTTCTTGTAATTGAGTAATATTTTGATTAGCGTATTCATTTGTTCAGTAAGACTAGTAACATTAGTCTGCAAAGTACCAATAGTTTCATTAGCCGTACCAAGGGTGCTCTTGCAATTTCTTAACAGCTTCTTGCAAAGTAGAAACAGTACTTTCTAATGTACTAATCTTACCATTAGCTGTACCTAAAGCAGTTTCAAGAGTAGTAATTTTTTGAGAAAGTTTTTCGGTTTCTCTAGCAGCATCATTACTGATACTATTCAAAATATCAATAAAATCTTTCTTCTGTGCTCTAGACCAATCAAAGTCTGCGAGCCTAATTAGAATTTCACTTTCGGTCATATCTTCAAGTATTAATTTGATTTATACTATTTCCATTTCTACCTCTCCTACGGGGGAACAACGCTTCTGAATCGGCAAGCGATTTTGAGGCTGTCTAAGCGACTTTCGTGCCTTTGCCTATCTAACTATCCACTCGACATATAAAACTCAATGCAGGTCAAAAGAAGTGGGTCTATGACGATTTTGATAAGTCGAAACGCTTAAAAATGCAGTCGATTCTGATGCGATGCTCCCCCGTAAAGGCAGCAGCCAGTTAAGCCATCACCATTAATATCACTAATATCAGTACTAGCTAAATTATATAACTAATCTATATATAATCCAACTAACAATACAAATACCACCAGTAATAAGCATTATTATTATATTCCGTTTATTGTTCTTAACGGCATTAACATCTTCGGAACAATTAGAATTTTCAACTTTAAGTTGTAATCCAGCTACATAAGTAATACCTGTTATTATTAATAATAACAGACCAAATACTCCTACAAAATCCATTATTGTTTATTTTTAATTTCAGTATCGTAAATAACTTGAACATCTTTAAGGTCAACATCTTTATTATAAATTGTTGAACCTGTTGTAGCAATAAGGTCTCCAAAAGTAAATACAGTATCAGGAAGAGTAATTTCAATTTTAGTTGGGTCAATATCTTGAATAGCAACATCGTTTTGATTATCTCCCTCTTCTACGGGGGAGCTTCCCTCAGACACTTCTGATATTGTAGTTACAGTAGCAGCTGCAAGAAGTTGTTCTTTAATACTATCATGAATAGCTTGTTTATTATCTTTAGCTTTCCATTTATTATAATCTTCAACAGTTACTTTACACCAACGATATTCGTCCATGGTATCTGGCATATAAATAGAACTACCAGCACCACCAGTTTCACGATTAACGAATATATGTTCTTTATCACATTGTAATATCTTCATAGTTATTTTGAATTTAGTTTTCAATAATTGCAAATTCGTAGTTTTTAGCAACAGCCGCAGCAATGTTTTCTTCGCCTATAATGTTAGATTGGGAACGATACATATAAATAGTTGCAGTAGAAGATGAAGTATTATCAACAAGTTTGGTTATAAGATTAATAAGAGTTTCGTTATCACAATTAATAAAATTAAGTATATGAAATTCATTACTATGTGTTTCTGTCATAACACTATTTATATCAATATGTTTATATGGTGACAAATTCCAATCTTCGTTCATATTAGTAGTATATACATCAATAGAAATAATCAAATTATTTCCATATATATATTTAACATAATTATTTTCATCATACTTATAACTACTATTCCAAAATATTATTAGTTTAGAATTACCGTTAATATATATAGATTCATCAATTTGTTCATTATTTGGACTACCTGATGCTATCCTTATTGTACTATTAATATTATTATTATTTCCTTCAAATAATAAATCTATTATAATATAAATATTTGTTTCACTATCTTCTATACTATTACCGATATCAAATATTACTTCATCTATATTTTTTATTCGTCTTAGATATGCATCAACTCCAGTATAATTACAATTTAAATTAACTCCAATATGATTATTATTAATTAAAGTATCTAATTCTGTTAGTTTATTTCCGCCAAGCGATAGTTTAGTATATTTATCACGTTTGACATAATCAAATTTAATATTATTAGTTTTTAAAAAATCACCATTGTTAATTATCATAAAAATAAAATCAACAAGAACAATATTTTTTAATAATTTACTTTCACTTATTCTAGCGTAACTTTCATTATTAGGATTATAACTTTTAAAAATACCACTAACATATCCTTCAATTACTTTAAATCTATTAGCATAAAAATCATGTAAGTAAGGACAATTAGTTTTATCTATTCCATCGACATTTGTATTATCAACTATTAATTTTTTTATAGTTCCGGAATAATTTTTAGTATTAATATTAATATTATTATATAATTCTATACTAGTATTACTAAGGTCAAAATCAATATCAAAATCAAGATAAGTCAAACTACTATCAACTTCACTGCTTATATTAACATCAGCGACTTCTTCAAATGTTGTTTTATATTGGAATATTGAAACAGCGTATTGTTTATCCGCATAAAAAGCATCATTAACAATAGGGATTGTAAACCAAAAATTACCAATAACATTTGCTATATTTATTTCATCATATCTAGTTAATTTAGGACTTATATTACTAGGATATTTAATACCATTACCAAATTTAAAACTTATTATTCCTTTGTTATCAATATTAAAAGTTAAATCATTAACAGTTTCTATAATTGTTTTACTTTCAGTAATATAATTAGATTGACCATAAGTATTAATTTTGGCAACATTACAATTTACAATTAATTCATTATTTGCTTTTACAGACGTAACTCCAAAAGTAAGTTTATCGCAATTTATATTATTAACTTCATTATTTCCATTAGCTTTAGTTATGCCATTTGAAAAACGTACTTCTTTATTTGAATTTATAGTTTTTATTGTTAAACCATCATTATCAACAACTGATATATCAAAACTAAAATCATCTAAATTTAAAACATTTATATTACAATTTTTAAAATATATAAGATTTAAAGCGTAATCATCTTTATTGCTATTAATAAAATTTATACTATTAACAGTTATTCCACCTTGTGCATTACTATTTCTTATTTTATTTATATCTAATTTTATATTTAAATCTAACTCTTCATTAATAATATTATTAAAAATGCCTACAATATTAGTAACATTACTAGTATCTAACATACTAAAATCTTTAATCTTACTACCAGCAAACGCATAACTTAAATCAGTAAGATTAACAGTACCAGCAACATTAACTTCTTCAATATCTGGATAATCTTCAAGAAAATGTGACATACTAGTAATACGTTCAGGGTCAGGAATATTTGGAACAGAAGTATATTTTTGACCACCTTCAACATATTCAAGTCTAACAGCAACTTTAGTACGACCATCTTCTAACTCACCAGTTGTTGTAGTTCTAACATTAAGAGGTCTCCAAACTTGTTCGAGATATAACCAATAAATTACTTCATTCTCTTCTATTAGAAAAGCAATATGGTCTTCACCACGAACATAATCAGCAGAATGTTCACCAAATTCATTATAATTTTGAAACACCTGCATATATTTATTAGTAAAATTTGTAGCCATATTATTCAGTAGTTTCAGTTGGTATATATTCGACAAGAGTTACTCCAGCATCAACAAGAGCTTGTTTTTGTTCTTCGGTTATGTATTGGAATGGAATAGTGTTAATAGTGAGAGTAGCACCACTAACAAATTTATTTGGTTCAACTATCGTATTAATGGACTCTTGATTTAATTTATCCATATAACTAAGATTTAAATTTTCTATTACATCTTCGTATTCACATGTAAAATTAAAAGTTGTAATATTAGTAACACTTTCGTCAAAATTAAGAGCAGTTGTATCTCTTTCATTTCCAACAATTTGAGTATAATTAATTCCTGTTAATTCTGGACAATCAGAAACATATAAAGTAAAACAACATTTTAAATCTAAATCTCCTTTTAGATTACATAAATATGTATTTAATGTTCTATCGTATGTATTATTTTTTTGCAAACCTTTAATTTCACTTGTTACAATATTTCTATTATATGAGTAATTAACTCTTATTATGCCACATATTATATTATGTTCTAAAGATTGATTTATACTAAAATATATAATATCATCATTGGCATAACCATAATTTCCTAAATCAATATCATAATCTTCAATATCATCAATTATTTTCTCTATTAAATTATTAGCAGAATATACATATATAGAATTTTGCCATCTTCTTTGTAAAAATCTACTTAATGGAACATTATTTAAATTACCTATTAAACCGATTCTTTCATAATTATCACCTGTTGTATTAATAGTTGGATATTCTATATAATTTATTTTATCTAAACTTTCCAATACTAAAGGTCTTATTCCATGACCATTTGTTTCAATTATTATATTATTATCATTAGTTAATATTTTATCTATAAGATTGTTTTGAATATGAAAATATGGTTTACTAACTTCATTAGATATTATTTTATTAACTACTTCTATAACAAATTTAAAATATCTATATCTATTAGAAAATGATGTTGGAAAATTATTATCATTAAAACTTTTAACATTTATAAAATAATAATACATAACATAATAATTTCTATAATCAATAGTAGATGGTATAGAATCTTCTGAAAATATTACATTACAACTAGGTGCATTTATTTTAATATATTTAAAATTTTCTATTTTAGTGCCATTAAATCTTTTATAAATAATTAAATCATTATTGGGGCTTTCGTCCTCATTTATTAAATCTATTAATGGAATATTAGTATTATTATAATCCCATATATTATCATAAACACCGCTAAAAGATTTAATAATACTATTATTATTTATAGTAATATTTATATTTAAAGGACAAGTTGATTTACGATTTACAATATAAAATTCTTTATTTGTTTTATCTACATTTATACTATTTAATTCTTGAGTATATTCACGACTGGCATTATAAAAACTTACACAATTAACAAAAACGAAATCATCTATATTTAAGTTAAAATCAATATATTGACTAGTATTTAAAATAATTGTAGGAAAATAATTAGCATCGAATGAACTACCATTACTTTTATCGTGATAAAAATCAATTATATCATTTATATTATAATCACTATTTTCTTCTGTTTTAACAATTAAATTACTATTTGAATTTATTATTCTAATTCCAGATAAATTACAGGTAAATAAACCTATACCATATATAGTTCCATTAATAGTAATATTACTACAATTAAATAACGATTTAAATTTATATCTACTTTCTGATGTATTGTCTAATTGAAAATCTTTTAAATCCCATATATCATAGTAATGTAATTCATTAATTAAATTTATTGTACTATTAGAAGCATAAAAAACATCAAATCCTTTTAATTTACATTCTGGAGCAGTAATGTTAAGACTTATACTTTTAGTTACACAAAAGAAATTATTAAATCTATCTTCAACATCATCATCATGTTCAACAAAACTGCTTAAATCTAAATTAATTTCATCTTTAACAGCATTTATTCTATAAAACATACTTTGAACATTACGAGCATTACTAAAATCAATACCTGTAATATCCATGTATATATCACAACCATAAAAACATTCGCTTACATCTTCTCTACATTTAGTAGTAGCTGTTGTTTCTATTATTAAATTAGTAGAATTTTTAAACATTGCTTTATCTAAAACCATAGGATAAAGTATGCTTTCACCATCACCAATAGCTTCTTCAAATTTACTAGTATAATTATTAATCACGTCCATAGCACCTACTACTAATGGTCCTATTTTAGCGTGATAAAACATATAGCTTTCATCAACACCATAAGTGTCAAACTGCCAAATTCTAGCATTTGTATAAGCAAAAGCGTAACTTAAATTAAGAACACCACCGAAAGGCATACCGGCTTCATCACTTAGACATAATGTAATAGGACTATTAGTTTTAGTGCCACAAAGATTTTGAGCATTTAAAATACTGTTTTCTTGAGGTAGATAAAAATCACAAGGATTTTCTAAAGTTAAAGCGGCACATAAATCTTTAAGACTAATAACTCTTTCAGGCAATATAACTTCTCCAATACGAGTAGGACTAACATTTCTATTACCACTAAACTTAATCCAAATACCACGTTCCCAATCAGTATCTTCTCCAGCAGCATTTTCAGTGGCATAAGTATCACAAGCGTCTTTACCTTCCGCAAGATGTTCCCCCGTAGAAAGCGAACAAATAACATCTTGTTCTATAATACCAATATCATATCCCCAAATTAATCTATAATCTTTAAGATAATCATAATCATCACTAGAACAATATTGCATATAATAATCAGGCTCTACACTAGAAGCAGGCTGATATTGACTATCATTTTCTGACGTGCCAATACCAGCCCAAGCAGCCTCTTTATTATCTGCAATACACTCATCAAACCAATCATCTTTAGTAGTTTCAGTATCTACTTGACGTATATATTCGTGTTTGATTTCGGGTATTACAACTTCTGCCATAGTTATTCTTTAATATTTAATATGTCTTCTTCATGTCTTGACAACGCATTAGCAATAACACGTTCATTATTAGTAATAGTATCTTGAATATCTTGGAAGTAATTACCAAGTAATTCATTTAGATGTTCAGTTAAATATTGCTGAACAGTAGGAGTTATTGCATCTGCAAGTTGTTGAGCAAAGTCATCACTTTCAAAATAATTAGAAACAGCATTACCAACAAGAGTTGTTAAATCTTGCTGACCAAGCCAAGTAGTAATAATAGTCTGACCATTTTGTTCAAGCCATTCAGTAATCTGACCGCTACCAATTTCACCGGAATGTTCAGTCATATAGTTATTGACATATTCTTCAATCTTACTATTACCATTATCGGTGAGCCATTGATTAACTGTATTAGCAGCTGTTTCTGACAACCAATTATTAATTAATGTATTACCATTAGTATTAATCCAAGTATCAATAGCATTTTGAATTTCTTCTAAATGGTCTTCGAAATATTTATTAATAATAGTTTCGTCATTAGCAGTTAACCATTCTTGGAATATTCTATCGCCATTTGCAGTAAGCCAATTAGAAATAATAGTAGTACCGTTATCTCTAATCCAATTATCAAGTATATCTTTAGCATGTTCAGCTGCCCAATTTTCAATAATTGTATCGCCTCTGTCTTCAAGCCAATTTTTAATTGTTTCTGTACTATTGTTTTCGAGCCAAGTCTTAATATAATCACGACCAAAGTTATACATCCATAAGTCAACCAAATGACCACCATACTGATTCAGCCAATTTTCGAATTGCATAGCAGCATTGTTCTGAATCCAAGCATTAATTATACCAACACCATTTTCTCCAAGCCATTTATCGAAGTAAGTCTGACTATTTTCAGTCAACCATTTAGTAATAAATTCTTCACCATGTGCTTCAACCCATTGCTGGAAATAATCAGCACCATGTTCGTCAAGCCATTCTTTAATAATAGCTGGACTATTATTGGTCAACCAAGTATTAAGCAAATCACGAATATGACCATTCATCCAATCATTCAGCACATAATGCATATTGTCTTCGAGCCATTCAACAATAGTTGCTTTAGCATTCTCGGTCATGTATTGTTTAATATATGTATTGGCATTATTAAGAAGCCAATTACCAATAATAGTTTCAGCATTATTAGCAAACCAAGTATCAAAATAAGTAGTATAATTATCACAGAGCCATTGCGTAATAACACCCTCTGCATTCTCGGTTAAATAGGTCTGTATAACCGCTTCTGCGTTGTCAGCCAACCATGCCGAAATTAGGTCATTTGCGTGCGTTCCTAGCCACTCTGTGACCATATCGTTTGCGTGTTGGTCTAAATACTGGTTTAGAATCGAAGATGCGTTAGAATTGAGCCAATTAGTCAAAATCAAGGTGGCATTCATGACAAGCCAATCGGTCAAGATATTTTTGCCATTAGCTTCAAGCCAAGCATCAACATAATCTTGAAGATTATCATTAGCCCAAACAGTAAAGTAATTACTAAAATTTTGTTCAAGCCAATTATCAAAATAAGTTTTAGCGTTAGCTAAAATCCAAGCATCAAAATAAGTCTTAAAGTGGTCATCTGTCCAAGTATTAATATAATCGGCAATATTGTTTGTTAACCAACAATCAAGATAATTACGAACAACAGCAGTTAATGCATTCTTGACTTGTTGATGCTGGTCAAGATTACCAAAGATAGTATCAATAGTTGCAACCAGATAATCAGCAAGACCAACCCAACGACTATCCATTTTAAAATTAGCATCATCTGTATAAATATCATTATACATTTCTATATGTACATTATTATTATAATCTCTATAACAAATAACAAGAGATTTACGACGCCAACGTTGCGGAACTTGAACACGGGTATCAGCGGCAGTTCCTTTATAATCCAAAAATAAATAGTTAAATTGAGCAAGGATATTATCAAGACGAGCACCGTTAGTATCGAATATCGCTTGCAGTATTGATAATGGAAATATATCAAATCTAGCTAATGTAGATTCGTCCAGCTTATTAAGTTGATATAAAGGTAAAGTACTAGGATATTCATCAGGAGCATCTTTCTTTTCAGCATCGACATTACCTTCATTTTCCAAATGCCATGACTTATGATTTTGAATATCAATAGCATCAAGAATATAAGTCATTTTATTTTCTAATACATAAACCTCAGCGCCAGGAGCAACTTGTTCTAACGTTAAAGAATCACGAGCAGATAATGTCGCAACTGTAATACGAGCACTGTTAAGAGCAGTTTGTAAATCTGCAATCTTTTGAAGTATTTCAGTTTGAAATTCTTCATAATCAAGAACAATAGCTTCGTTTAAAGAACTAAACGATTGCCAATATGTTTCATCAGTTAAACTACTACCTTTTGGTACAGCTTGTTTAGATAGATAACTCGCTTTATAATCATCATATACTAAACAAAGCCTATCATATTCTTTTTGAGAATTAAACTTACCATTACAAGTAATAGAAACTTTTCCAAGATATTCTTCTATGGTTTTCATATTTACAATTAAAAGGTTTTGACGATTATTGGGGAAGTCCCCCCGTAGGAGGATGAAGCCATTCAAGACCATCTCCATATCTCCTTTCCCTACGGGGGAGCTTCATTTATTCACTAGCAGTATCTGTTGAATCTAACATAAAATCTCCACTTAAATCATTAGTTTGACTTTGCTGCCAAAGTTCACCACTTTCAGCATCAACAGTAAATGTTGGATTTTCGCCACAACTAACAACAGCTTTGATATATCCATTTTCATCAACTGGGAAAATAATATTAGGAGTTATTTCGGTATTATCATTAAGTATTTTAAGTTGAGCATTTATATACTTCATAATAGTTTCAGCTAGTTTATCTTGTCCTAGCTTTTTAGCAGCAATAGCAGCATTGAACATATTAAAACAATCAATAATGTTTTTATTACGTTTTGTACAAGCAGCTTGACAAGATTGAAGCATATCAACTCCAAACTTAGCAAGTAGAACTAATATTTTGTTATATGTACAAACATAATCAGCAGGAATAGTCATATAGACATATTCGGGTTCAATAGTAGTTGTATTAGCCATTTATTAAATTATTATATAAGTTTTGTATTGATTGCCATTGACTATCAGTATATAAACTAACATTATCGGTAGCATGAATTAAAATACTAATAACGCCAAGACGACAACTATCTTCTTCAGTAGGAACAAATCCTTCTTCAACTTTTTCAGCAACTTCTGTTGCCATAGTTATTTGCATGTCTTGTACTATATTAGCTAATTCTTCACTTATAAAATCTTTATTACTCATTGAAAGTCTTATTATGTGTATAAGTAGTATAATCGTCTATTTGAGCACTAAGACGAGTTTCTAATACATTAATACGATTAATAGTATCAAGATTTGTATCGAATATAATCGAAGTCATTGTTTGCTCTAATTCACGTTTCCAGTCTTCTTTTATTAGATATGAAACTCTATGGTTATTAACTTCAAAATAAGATAAATAACTATATAGTTCATAATATTGAGCATTGACTATCTTACTTATTGCAGCAAGAATATATTCTTTTTTCTTATCAATATTATTAGCGATTATAGTTTCACGACCAAATAAAAATAGTTCTTTTTCTAGACTACTAAAAGAAAGTTGGATAGCAATACGACATTTATCTTTGTCTTTATTAATTATGCTATCTGTAAATCTAGTTAAAAAAGCACTTATCGAACTCATCGAAGCACTAACATCTTTAATAGATGAAAGTATATTACCAAGAGTATCTGTGAGTTCTTTGCTTACAACCAATTCGTTTTTATGTTTATTATAATCAAAATATCTCTGTATGAAGAAATATATCACAAGCATTAAAGCAACAATTCCGATTACGAAAATGTCGCCTGTTTTAATTACTTGTGTAATCCATTCGTCTACATTCATTAGGACTAATAAGCGAAAAAGGCGTAGCAGCAATAAAACTATCACTACCACGCCTTAAAACAACCAACGCTATGTCAAAAATTTATGGAAACAAAGAATTATTCTTCACCAGCAAATTTAGCAAGAATACTATCCATAGTAGAAATTGCAGCAGCACCCGTAGGATATGCAATCTGAACAATCTGATTTACATAATCATTGCGAGTACCAACCATACGAGGTTCTGTGAATTTCAAAGTATAAACAGTATAACCGCCAGTATTAGATACCCAAGATAACAAGTCACCACCAAGAGCAGGATAAATACCTTCAAATTCATTGTAAGTATATTCAAATCCAGCATCAGCAGCAGCTTTCATCATCATATCTTTGATAGCAGCAGTATCATTCTGAGCCGCATTTCCACGAGTTGTAACACTTACAGCAACTATATAAAGAGCATCAGCAGGAATGATTTCATAATCAATACCAGCTTTTTCAGCAGTAAATGTAATCTTACCGCTTGCATTAACAGCAGTCATTCCGCTACCAACCGTATTAGCATTGATATGTTTAACCAACTTTTCAGCAATACTATCGACAGTATCAGTAGCATTACTATGAACTGTACTAGTCCACTTATTACGATAATTAAACAATTCACCTTTACGAGCTACAATAATAGTATAGTCGATAAACGGTGCAGCTTTAGGAACAGTAAGAGTAGCTTCGAACTTAGTTGCAGCACTATAAACACTCTTTACATAACTGAAACGATTAGCAATAAAAGGAGTAAGCATTTCTTTAGTCCCTTCATAACTAGTAACAGTTACAATGTTAATCGGCTTTTTGATGTACTTAGCTGCATTGTTAGCAGTAATCAAAGTTCTTGTACCATCATCTGCCAAACCTACAAAACCAACAGCTCCAGTGTTAATAGCATCAATAGCACTGGGATACGCTACATTGGCTCCTAAAATAAACTTTCTCATAAGGATTTAATTTAATTGTTTGGATTAGTATTAGTATTAACGGTTCGTCGATTATCATTAGGAATAGCACCGACAGAACCGACATAAATTCTAACAGCATTCAATACAATTTCTTTATGAAGATAAACAGGCAAATCACAATCGACATTGTTACTAGGAGTTTCTTCGTCATATCTAACAATAGCAGGCATACGAATAAATAAATATTTAACACTACTAGGTTTAGTAGGAGTTACAACTCCAGTATAAACTTCACAATGTATATCAACTATATCTCCGTATGTAACTATTATTGGAGCATCACGAGTTGGTCGATTACAAAAATCATTAATAGTTTGACCTAGCTTATCATGTTCGATAATTCTCGCATCATAAATGCAATTATCATCATAAGCGACTTGAAAACCAAGGATAACAAAAATGTTTTCGTTAGCTATATCAAAACTATAAGGATTAACCCCTGTACCATTACCTGTAATATCATCATTAGAAACAGTATTTGTTGTATAAAGAGTTCGGAGAGCATTAATGGAACTAATACCTAGACCGTTGGACAACACTCTATCAGTAACTGCGACTACACCAAGATTTTCATCCATAACACTACGTATCTTTTCATTAATAGCAGTATTTAAAGCTATATCAATATCTTCTGGATAAATAGCTCTAGTAGTCTGCATTCCCATTTGCTGTCCGAGTTCTCGAAACATTATGTGCATCTCCGTTATGTTCATCTCTTATGCAAACTCAATTTTGTTTCTGAAAGCAGCAATTATATTTTCATTTTCGGGATTCTTATACCAAGCAATAGCTTCTTTCATATTAGCACCAACAAATTCACCAGTAGCAGTAGTAATATTTTGATTATACTGACTTCTAATCAATTCACCACGAGCAATTAACAATTCAATGTCTGATTTAACTTTAACGTCTTTATCATTACATATCTTATTAAATTTCTCCGGCTCTTGCACACTAAATCTATCAAGTTGAGTTTCTTGGTTAATACGTTCATCAGCCAAAGCGGGCACGATAGCCATATTCCGTTGTACACAATATTGAACATAGACCGCACGGAACAAGTCGTCATCACCAATAATAGTAATATAATTACGCTTAGCAGTATTGACTTCTTGTCTATGTTTAGCTTGAAGTGTAGCTTCTTTATTTTCATCTTTGAAGTAGAAGCGTATATTAGGATTACCGTTAATCAACGAAGTATCTTTAGCAACAGCACTATATAAAAGACAATGCCGATACATAATATATTCGGAAAGATTAACAGGCTCACCAACTTGATAAAGTTCTGATTCAAGAGCATTAATAGCTTCTATCTTATAATTGATAGCAGCTTTTTTGTCTTTATCAGTTCCTTTAGGCATACTATTATACACTTCTTCAATCTTTTTTAATTCCTCATTATAAACAATATATTCGGAACGAGTTTTAAATCTGAAAGAAGCATCAAACTGAACACCTAGAGCATCAACTCTAACTTGAATATTATTCAGATATTGTTTAAGCCTAGTAATAAAATTCTCATTATTAGCACTAATACCAAGAATCTTTGGAAAATAAGCATTTACTTCACCAGTATTAGAAGCAAGAATCTGAGAACTTCTAACGCTACTTCCAATATATTCAACTTTCTTTGGCATTACTTTATCATTCACCTGTCTATATAAAGACCTATTATTAATAGGCATAATAGTTATCTTACGCTTTAATACAAACGGCTTAGTCAAATCTTCGTGCCTCTTTTCGGCATAAGTTTTATCTGTACCAGCAGGTTTTTCATCACCTTTATCAGCTGGTTTACTATTCATAAATTCTGGCATAAATATCAATTATTTAAAGAACGCATTCGAGCATAAACATCTTCGTGGAGTTATCGACTTGCAAACCACGAGAGCCTTTAATTTCATAACGGCTCATATCAATATCGGTAGCGATATAATTGCTATCGGGAACACCCCAAGAAGCAGGAATATCAGTCATACCTTTGAGAACTTTAGCTTTCCAAATCTGACCTTTCTGACGAACTTTACGTACATTCTGATGTCCATTATAAGACGAAAAGTCAATAAAGCAAGCAGCGTGAGAAGTCATAGGATAACCAGTTCTAGGATGCAAATAACCATTCTGTTTAGCAGCTTCTGCAATAGTTCCTTTATCAAAGAATGAACAATGTTTGGCTACAACAGTATGACCTTCAACTGTCTTATAAGTACGGAAATAAGCACCATAAGTTAAATTATCACCAGCACCTTGAATTTCTTTTTCACCAAGCGGAGTAAGGAAACCATTCTCTTTAGCATCAGCTTTCATAGCTTCATCAAAATCTTCCAAGAAACCTTTACCGCCCATAAGAACGATATGCATCTTAGAATCATCGGTATCACGTTCAAGAACATCACCAATAGTTCTCTTAATCTTAGCTAAAGGAAGAATTTCACCATAGGTATCATAGTTAGATTCACGACAAATCTGCAACATACCAGCAGTAGTTGGAATAGGTTTACCATTATCTCTATCACCTAAACGAATACTGCCATCGGGCATCCTATTATATTCAGCAAGCCAAAGACGTTCTTCTTCTTTAACACGATTCTGAATATTAAACTGACGCATTTCTTCGTTAATCCACAAACGAGAAGTACCTCCGCTTTCGCCTTGTTTAAACTCGTATTCAGTAATAACATTAGCCAAATTACCGGCAATTTCTTTACTATAACGATAAAACTCAAGTTGAGACTTCATCTTACCAGGTCCCATCGTATTAGAACGATTACCTTTAGAATAAGATTCAGAAACCAAAGAAGCACCTAAGCTCCAATATTTACCTTTTTGTAACAGTTCAGAATCAACATAAGCATCGGGGTCAGGATTAGTCATTTTAACAAGATAACCATAACCATAAGCACTTTCTCCAAGGTCTTTCTGAATACGAAGTTGAGTCTTACCATCCGGACCAATCAAAGTATGTTGTTCAATAAACCAATGAGTACTAGTGTGAATCTCAAATTCAGCACCACCAAGACCAACTCTATCACCTGTTGTATTACAATAAGTAATAAAGTCTGTAAATTTCATACGACCCATAGTCTTCCAAGTCCATTCAACAGTATCAATGTCAACAGCACCAACACTACCTTGACCTTCTGTCATAAAAGACAATGGAAAACGGTCATCATCTATACCATAATTATAGGTAAGGAAAGAGTTAATTTCAACAGGTTTGGTCAACTGCAAATAAGCAATAGATTCTTCATTAGAATAACCTCTATCCTCATAACGTGTTTGACCAATCTCTCTCATTCTAAACATCGCCATAATTCAAAAATTTAATTGATTAATAACCGAAATTAAAATCTTGAGGTTTTGAACGATTACTAGTAGCAGGAGGAGTTACCTTAACACCACGTTTATTATTTTCAATAGCTTTAAGTTTTAAAGTCTTAACTTCTTTTTCTTTAATAGCCATATTAACAAGGTCGGCATAACTACCACCAGTAAACATTAGATACGCACGAAGCAATTCATCATCACGTCTAGCTTCAGGAGAAAGAGCCTGTAAATCTTTAACATATTTACTATTTCCATCTTCATCAACTAGATAAAGATAATTAAAGAAATCATTAGGAGCAACAGCAATCTTTTTACCATCACGATTAAGAATAATTGTATCAGGTATTTGATAACCTGCAATTTTCTTACTATCAATAGATTCTTTAACACCTTTCCAATAAGCATCTTGTCGAGCTTGATATTCTTTACGTTGGTCTTCTGCTTCTTTAGCTATACGTTCACGTTCAGCTTTATCAGCATCAACCATTGCTTGAAGATTATCTTTAGCAGTATCGTAAAGTTGACCACTGTCTTTAAGATATTGAATATACTTATCAACATTATCTTTACGACCACTTTCTCTATGATACTCACGGATAATAGCTTCTTGTTGTGCTACATTACTCTCATTTATAGTAATACCACTTCTGTCTTTAACTTGATTAAAACCATCCAAAGTACCACCATTAGCAACGTAATAATTAATAACATCAGATACAAAAGGATAAGTTTCAATCAACTTATTGACGCCTGCAATAGCATACTCATTTTGTTTTTGTTCAATAACACTATTAATATAAGCAGCAACACCTTCGGGTGTATTATCAAATTCAATAGGTTTATCATTTTCATCAACAACTTCAACACCAACTTTAGCTAAGATGTTTTTCATAGTAAATTCATCAGCCTCATTGGTTTGTTCAAAACCAGCTATAAACTCTTTAACATCTTTAGCTTCTTTAAAAACATTACCATCTTTATCTACAAGATTACCTTTATCATCAACAGTATATTTATCATCACCAATTTCAATAATAGTACCAGCTTCATATTCAGATTCGGCTGGTTCTGTTTGATTATCTCCATTCCCTACGGGGGAACTTCCCGGCTTATCAGCAGGTTTTGTAGGTTCGACAGGTTTAGGAGGTTCAACATTAGGTTGTGGGTCTGTTGTATTAACAGGCTGATTCTTATCATCAATAGGTTCTGGTTCGGGAACAATAAGTTCATCACCATTACCACCACTAGGATTAGTCACAGGCGGATTGATTGGTTCAGTAGTACCGCCATATCCAAAATTCATTTCAGGCATAACTCTATTGTTTTTTATGATTAATAAGACAAACGTAAACCTTAAAACTACTCCTTATTATATATATAATATGAGCAGATTTTTGGGTCTTATAATTATTATTATATTCACTATGTTTAAAAGCAACAATGTCTGACACGCTTACCCCCCGTAGAGGACGAAGCAGGTTTTAACCAGTCCTGTCGATATTTTATGCCTTAACACCTTCATAGACCTATCAGATTTTTCCTCTGTTAGATTTTTATATCAAAGTAGATAAATCCATCCGTTTTTGGTAAAAGTCGCTCACAGCGCAAAAGAATGCGTCATTTTATCGACTAGACACAAAAAGCCCGACATCAGTATCACTACTAACATCGGGCATCACATTAACCTAAAACTTAAAAGTATGAGAAAAGTAAAGCGCAGTCTTATTTCTTAGCATCATATTTATTCTTATTTTGTTTAGCAACTTGAAGTTTAATTTGACTATCAAATATTTTAGCATCGATTTCTCTATTTTTAGCTTGATTTTCAAGAGCAACTTTTTGTCTTTCAACATTAAGTTTTTGTTGTTCAAGACTAATATTAGCTTGATTCATTCTTTCTTCTGCTTCTGCTTTAGTCTGTTCAGATAAACCGTTATCAAAACTCATAATATTAGCGTTAGCACGAATCATCTCTATTTGTCCGTCTAGATACTTTTCAAGTTCTAAAGTCTGTCTATCTTGTTCACCTTTAGCAGCAATTTTATCTAGTTCAAATTGTTGAAGCATTTGAGCATTTTGGGCATCAAGTTGTTTCATATCGGCTTCGTGCTGGTCACGAATCTTTTGGAACTCAATAATACCTTTACGAATAACAGAACTTGAATCTCCATCAATAGCAATAGCTGCCATATTCATATCACCATTTTGAGCAGCACTAAATGCAAACTGTTTATATTGCTGGAGTTTCTCCATTTCTTTAGCACTAAGTTTACATTTAATTACATAATCAGCATAAATATGATTATCGACATTTAATGATAAATATTTAAGTTGACCATCCGCATCTCTATAACTAGTATTAAGACCATCAATCCAAGCAAGTTTACTATAATCCATATCACGATTATAATCTCTTTCTCGCATCATATCGAATGCTAATTCTACAATAACAGACCCCATTGAGCCACGAAGAATAGCTTCTTCGGTAGTTCCTTTTCCGGCACTAGTAGCAATTTCACCATAACGCTGTGGTGTCATATCAACAACTTCTTTAGCTTCATTACGATTAGCTTCAATAAGAAGAGTAAGTTGATTAATATAATCATTAATATTACTTTGAAGTACACGTACTTGTTGCGCTCTTAACATACCAGCATCATCTTCATCGTCTATATAAAGAACTCCATCAGCAGCCATTTTATAAATAGTATCTTCCGGTTTCTTACCAAGCAACGATTTAGCAATAAGAAGAACATTAAGTTTGTTCTTCGCAATAGCCATTTCACGATGATAAGCAACTATATTACCAAACACTTGATAAGGTAATACAAGTCTTAATATACTAAATCTTCCAAGACCAGGAAGAAGTTCCATAAGTCCATTATAAGGAAGTTTACCATTACGTTCAAATGCGATAGCTCTAGCTTTATATGGATAAATAGAATTATAACGACTACCAATACGAACACCTTCAAATACTTGCGGTCGCCAATACCAATCAATAGACATATCTCCAGCTTCGGTATTCATTACATAATCTTCTTGAACAACTCTAGTTTGAATAAAACCATTTTCTTGATAAGTAAGAACACCTTCTTTAACTTCTCCTCTCCAAACAGCATGCCAAACATCATACATACCACTATTCATATCACGAGCCATGATATAATCCGGTTTGAAATATTCTCGTTCAGCTTTACTGAATTTGTCGCATTGGTCTGCATTATAATTTTTAAATTGAGCCCAAGTTAAAAGACCACTATCTCCAGTAGCACCTAATGTATCTTTAGCATAATAATCGTCTAAGAATCTAAGTTGTTCTTTAGTCATATACTGACTAAATTCATCATATATTTGTTGAGCAGTCATACGTCTACGTTCTGCAAACATATCATAATCTTCAACAAACATACTATCATTAGGAACAGGATAAGCATCTCGAATACTTACAACACGCTTAACAAGTTTATTACCAACAACGTCACTATATGTATAACATTCACCAAATGTAACAAACTCAAAATATGCACGCATATAAATAGCTACATCGTCAGTAACATCTTTGATAACATTAAAGATTTCAGCAGCTTGTGCACTAATTTCATCAATATAATTTTGATTAAATTCTTTAATAAATTGTTCTATATCAACAACCTCTTGTGGATTAAATTGTTCGGGAGGATTACCAGCTTGAATATATTGAGCATATTCTTGTTGGATTTTAGCAGCAATTTGCTGTTCAGCAAGACGCATAAGTTCTTGTGCAAGAGCAGCATTTCGAGCCATAACAACTTCCGGATTATTAGCACCTACAACAAAATCATGAGGATTATGTTCGTATTCGCCAACATATCTACGAACAATACCATTAATCATATCATAGTTCCTCATAGTAGCAGGAAACCTAGTATATTTAGGGTCTACACTATTATAAGGATTCAAAGTCTTTTTATAAAACTCCATAGGTATTTGACCATGAAGAATTTGATATTGTTCATCAATATCTTTATCGCCATTATCTTTAGCACTTCTGATTGATTGTCCCATGCTAATCACCCAGTCTATGCTGTTAGCATACCATTCAGGCTTATTACGTTCATTTGCCGAAACACGTTGTTTGGGAAAAGCAAAACGTCCAACTGCACCAAATACGTTATCTGTCATACTATATATTATTTAATTATTATTTCAAAACCAAGGACGAGCCATAATTTCACGCTCATCTATTTCGCTATAATGTTTACGAGTTTTAATTTCGTTTTTACTCTTAATATCAATACTTTTCCAATAAATACCTAGAAGTAAAAGAGCAGATACACGGTCAAAATTACCTTCACTATTCCATTTCTTAATTTCAAGAACACTTTGATAGTCTATAATTCGGTTAAAATTATAAATAGTATTTCCAATGTCATCTTTGCCTATCTCTGTCCATAAGAACTCTTTAAACAAACGAATAGCATCAAGTTTTCTCTGTCCCTCAGTAATAACATACCCATACGTACTAGACACTTTTTCTTTTATATTTGCATCCCATACGTACAACGGTTCATGAGCCAAATATCTTAATGCTTTCCATTTCTTAAAGTTAGAAACAGTTTCACCTCTATTTACTTCAACAATACCAGTACCAATACAATTATACCATACACACAATTTATAAAACTCATAATCAGCTTCTTCGAGTTTATCTGGTCTACCAAAATAAGCAGCACATAATTTTATCTTATATCCATTTCTTTCATTAGGCATTTCAAATACATACATAGCATTATGAGAATGCTTACTAGTAATCTCTTTCTTTTCTTTATTAACACCAACAGGGTCATATATAGCAACATAAGTTCCAGCAGGAATTTCTCTTACTTTTCTATCATTAACATAATATTCATCATATTCAGGTGGAAACCAAACTCGAACACAGCCGTGAGGGTCTTCGTTACTACGTCTAGGAACACCTACAATCCAATCATATATTTTAGCATTTTCGTCTTCTTTCTTAACACGTTGATTAGATTTAAAACTCACACTACCATTATTATAGAAAGTCTGACCATCAACATAAAATTTAAAACTATTATCAACACGAAGTCTTTCTTCCCACTTATTAAATTCTTCTCCAATAAAGATATTCTCAGTAGCACTACTAAATGACTCAGCAGGAAATATAGCACGTTGACCAATATAATTAAGATAATCGGCATAAGACTTAGCGGTTTCTTTCTTACGTTCGCGACCACGTTTAGCAATTTCAAGACCTATTTCTAAGTTACTATTACCGTCTTTATCAACTCCAGCTGTACCATTATAAAAACCTTCAACTCCCCAAGCAAAACTTTTAAAGAAACCACAAACTTCATTTCTAGAATCTCTATCCCAAACATTTTCAAAAGGCATAAAATTAAATGCTTTAGGATTATAGAAATTCTGTTCAAATATTTGCATATTAGTAGCAGTAGCAGTTCCCCACGCACAAAGCATACCTGTTGTAATATCTCCAACAGTCATAGCAGGTTCAGTCACGGTCATGAACTCATCAAAGTTTTGCATTGTTGACAATTCTTCAACATTAACACCAACAGCATCTTTACCAATCGCACAGTCTGGATTATTATTAGCAGATACACTAAGGAGAGAACTTTGCCAACTATCATCAGCTTCAACACCATTCTTAAGACGATAACCAAGACGAAAGTCTGTTATAGTAGGACTAAAAATACCACGTCTAAATAAACCACTTTCTTCATAAAATTTAAGACTATTAGTAGCAAAATCGGTAAGACCACCTTTTTGAGTAAGATATTTACTATCTGCCGCAACATTAATAAATACAGTATGTTTACGAAGATTAACTCGATTAGCACTTCGAGCAGCCATTAAATAGCTAAAACCACCACGTCTAGTTTTAACAATAATAATATGAAAACCATTATTCTCAGCAAATTCAAGACAAGCATGTGTCCAATATTGTGCATCAATAAATTTAGGAAAACTAAACATTTTAGCAGCAGTAGTCACTTTATTAGTACCTTGAATAGTTGCATCGTCAACCATCTTCATGCGAGTATAATTCAAGAAGTTATAGTAGTCACCACTAACATGTATATCAGTAATACTACCATCAGGATTAAGCCAACATGGTGCTTCAATACCATAAGCCCTACGTCTAGCTTCTCTTTTACGAAGTTGTCTAAAAGGAACACTATCAATCTTATAATGAGTATAAGTACCATCTTCAATATATCTATTTGCCATTTCAGTAAATAGATTAGTATTAATAAACTTTCCTGGTCTTATATTCATTATAAATCCACCACTATCACCAATTCTAAAATTATCCCAAGGGTCAACATAACCCATTTCTCTTGCAAGAGGATAATGACTTTTATCTTCTAACAGAAACTCTAAAAACGGATATTTCTCTTCTGTCATATCATTTAATTAAAACATATAAAACAAAAAGGCTGAGAATACTAAGTGTACTCCCAGCCCAAATCTTTGCTCGTTTGTTACTGCGAGCTATATCATTGTTTAGTTCTTGTATGTTCTTATTCATTAATTGTATTTTATCATTATATAAACTATCAGCAATGTCATATTTAAGACGTTCAAGTCTTATAATACTATCTTTATTAGCAATTATAATAGGACAATATTTATGTTCTATTAATTTATTATTAGCTTGTTTAATAAGACTAATGGCAACAGTGACTGTTGCGCTGTCCCCCCGTAGAGGGCGATGATTGGATAAGCTATCATTCTGTGACCAAACTTTCAAAGAGAAGAACAGCATCAGTCCCATTAAGACTATCATTAATACTCTTTTCATATTCTATTCTTTGTTTTATAGTAATAACTTCACTATCTTTACGATTAATAATAGTCTGAATAGAATCAATCAGAACTTTATTAACAATCGTATCAGTATCGACATTCGAAGTTCCATGGTAGTGAATAAAAACAGACAAACTGATAACTACATTTATTAACGCTATAACAATGTTGATTATTAATAATTTCTTCATGACCTATTCAGACTTTAAGTTAATCTTTTATCGCAACTAATTTATTATGTAGTTCTAAAGTCCATTTATAAGATTCTTTAAGACCAAGAACTCTATATGCCATTCTAATAGCAGCACTTTGTCCGCAATTAACACAAGTATCGACTATAATTTCAGCAACTCTTTGACTATTAAAATCATCAGCATCAAAAATATCCCAATAACCCTCTTTAAATAGACGTTTACAACTATCATTTAGTTCTTTATCATTTTCAATTTTAATTTTAAAATCATTAGGATATTTCTTTTTATATTCATCAATCTTCTTCCAGCCTACCCAATTAGGATTATATTTTCGACTAATACCTTTATAAGTTTCACCGCCTAAATCATCTTTATCAAAAACATATCCACCTTCTGACTTCATCAGCTTTGGATAATATACATCAAAATTTGCCATATTTATTTGTTATAATATTAAACAATTCCATAGCTTCATTATAACACCAAGTAGCATCACAATCTTCATCAACAATCCATATTTGAATATCACACCATTTATATAACAAACCAAAACAAAAACTAGTACAAACTTGAACAATATAATAATGATATTTATAATAGCATCTATTATCACAACTATATTCTAAAGAATCACATTCTATTACTCTAATGTTATCTTTTTTAGCAATTACTCTAATACTCTTTTTATCCATCCTTTATAATATTTCATTTGTTTAGGGTTTTTATCTACGATATTAGTATAATGTCTAATACGTTCAAGTTTATATTTAGCAATAAATTCATCAGAACTCATACTATTCTTAAAAGCATTAAGACTATCTTGTGTTCGTCTTAATATTTCACGAAGAGCAATATTTTCACCAATAGAAACAGAATCTTCAACAGGAACATATACTATTTTTTCTATGGGCTGTTCCCCCGTAGGAGAGGAACAATGAGAAACTAATATACCCGTTAAAATAATTCCAAAAAATACTACAAAGAAAATAAATCCTTTCATTCGTCTCTAAAAAGTTTAAATTGATTAGTTACATTTCTATTAATCAAACTCTTTTTCCTATCTTCAAAAACTTTCTCCACTTCATTTTTGAGATAAGGTATCTTATAAAATGTAAGTTTTTCAACCGGATTATCTTTTATATGATATAAACCATCTTCAAATCTTTTAGGCATACCATATTCATTAAGTTCAAAGTCACAATCAATATGACAAAGACAAAGATTAATACAAGGTATGCCAAGTATTTCTTCTACCATTCTAGCATAAGTACTTAATTGCATAGAATAAATACTACCATTACAATTAGGTAAATTAACAAGAGGAGGCAATAAAGATTCTTTTTTATCAACCCAAATATTAGTTTGTTGTGCAGGCTTAACAGATTTATCTTTCTTATAATAACCACTAGTAAATTGTAGACCACCTCTATTAGTCTTCCAATCTACTATTTGAAATCTATCTTCACGAAGACAAAGAACGTCAATACATCCAGATATTAAAAGACGATGAAGAAAAACACCTATTTCGCTATAAAGTTTATAATCATGTTCAACATATTTACGAAGTATATCATAAAGAGGTTTATATTTATTATTAGTTCTATCAATAAATTCATCAATATCGAGAAGTTTATATTCAGCATTCATAGTCGGTATATCATATACCGTTATCATCTCTCCTTCGTCCTTATATTGCGATAAGTATTTAACAGCACCAGCAAATTGAGAAGCTCCTTTAATACCATCTTCAAGACCACCATGTATTTTACTACCTCTTGCACAAGCCTCATCAGTAATAGTTTGCCATTGCTTTTCAAGAGTCTTTTTACTAATACCAAGTTCATTAGCTTTCTTCTCTAACCAATAAGCCTTATTAAATTTAGGCTGATAAGCATGAAGAAGAGTAGTAGTAGAAATATATTCATTACCTAAATTATCGGTATATTTATGAAGCGGCTCATTAAAAAATATTCTAACATCAGTGTTTTCCATATTACAAATCTTCTTCTATCATGCTACTAAGAACACTAGTTCCACCACGAGCCGATTTAGCTTCTCGTTCGTATTGTAGATTCTCAATAGCTTCATTAATACTTTTACTTAATTCAGGTATATTCTTAGCTTCTGCATTAAGATTTTTCATCATAGTAATAACAACATTCATATCTTCTGTTGATAAATCACTATTTAATCTAGCATTAAGTTCATCATTAATTTTACTAATTAAAATAGTTTCATTATGTATAGCTTTTTGCAGAGCTTCGAGAGCAACACCAGCTGGAGTTATTCGCTGATTATAATATCTTTTAGCAATAGTAAGAACAAGATTATCCGGACTATAACCTTTAGGCAAATCATAAAATTCAATACTTTTCTTTATAATCTCAGCATCAGTAAGTCCTCCTTGTTTCATTGTACTATTAGGGTCACCAAGCTGATATATAAGACCAACTTCTCCCATATAAGTTTTCTTATTCTTATCATGGTCGCGAGTATAAAGAAGTCTTATAGCTTTATCCATTAGTTGCTCTAATGTTGGAGGTATTGGCATACCTGTTTCGTCAACACTTACTAATTGATTAAGATTTATTTTGTCCATAATAGTCAATTATAGCATCACTTAATTCTTCATTGTAATCAATAGCTTGAAAACAATACATAAATTTAATCCAACAATCAGCATAAGTCTTACCCATCAGTTGCTTCTTTTTCTCATATTCTTTCTTATGAATAACTTTAAAATGAGAAAACATTCGTTTGCGAATTTCAACAGCTTTAGCCTCTGCTCTAGCTTGATTAATTATAGCACGAGCATAAGATTGATATTCTTCTTTAGTCTTAGTCTTTTTAGCATTATAAAAATCTTTAGAATGTTGTTGGATGCACACCATTACTGGGTCAATAGCAAGATTACATAGATAAGGAATATTTACGGTGTTTTTCTTTTTAAGCTGATTAGCAGCCTCATGTTCAAGACTATTAATAATAGCTCTAGTAATCTCCTTATCTTCTATATTATCAAATTCAATTTCATCAACTATATTATCAACATCTTTATATATTAATACATAGTCTAAATCAGCATCAGGAATATCACCAGTAGCAGCAAATTTTCGAGCAATCTCTTTATTCTTCTTTCGATTCTCTGCTACAGCCATATAGAATTTATTTATTCTATCTCGAACTTCTTTGGGGTCATTTTCATACATAATCAGTTATATTAAAAAAATTAAGCCGACCAGCAGAGCCGACCCCCCGTAGGGAATGGAACAAAGCCAGCAATTCAGACAATCAAGTCGATTACTAAGCGAAGTCCCCCCGTAGAGGAAGAAGACAAGCCAGTCGGCTTCAACACCTCAAAACATCAACTAATACCTAAATAATCTAAGAAACGTATGACTTATTTAATTAGCAAGTTCTTTAGGAATAATAAAAGGTGAGGCAGTGACATTATTAGCAATAAGTCCTGTAACACCATAAATATCATTTAACGGCATTACTTTGAACTCAAACATAATGGGGCGGGCGTTCTTTATTTGCTTGACACTGCCATCACCTTTTAATATTGTATTATATAATTTATTATCTGATTTAATATAATCATATACTTTAGAAATACTAATCTGATTCTTTGGAGTATAAAAATGATTAGCACGTTCTATACAAGATGGATTAGTAATAATAATATCCATAGCAGAAACAAATGTTTTTGTATTTTCTCCTATCTTAACAGCAATAGGAACAATATTTGTAGTAGCTTCAGATTTTGTAGCACCATTAATTATATTAAATAATCTATCTTGATAACAAAGACAAACCATAACATAATTAGGAGCAACTACAACACCTTCAAGTATATCATCAAACCATTCCTGTTTTAATTCACTAAAATCAGTTGGAAGAGATAACTTATAATCTCTAGTTTCACTTTCTAATATTATCATATCTTTATCGTTTTAGGTTAATGACACAATTATATATAATAAAGGAATAATCACCAAACAAAATCAGAAGAATTTTTAGACTATTTGCATGGCTTCATTCCTCTACGGGGGAGCATCCCTACTTAATCGACTTTATCTATAATATTGTCGGGAGCATCTTTAATAAACGAAAATTTACTAGTCTTTTTAATAAAATCTTTAATATAAAGAGTTTTAGTAATAGAATCATAATATTCATCTGGACTAACATCAGAATACATATCATTATATATTTTTACAAATGTATCATAATCTCCTTTAAACATCATTGTATGATTAATAACATAAGTAGATTTAATATCAGTTCTATAAATAATATTATTATCAATAAGATTACATAATGAATTAAAAATAGTTTCATCAGAAACTATATTAGTTAAATTTCTAATATCACTATAAGTAATATGTATTATATTAGAATTATAATTAATAGAATCAATAATAGCAAATAATACTTTTATATCAGCATTATTAAATGTCTTAATAGCATTACTTAGATTATTGGTTATCATAGAATAATTAGTATAAGTATATCTACTATTAACAAAATATTTTTCTTCTGCAATTTTAGTTATAGTATCACGTTTATCACCAAATACAAGTCTAGCAGCATTTAACGTCGGAACAACAAGACTCTTAATAATATTCTGTCTTTCTTCAAATTTGTAACTAGCTTTAAAACTAACACGTTTAGCAGCACGTTTAGCTTTAGCTTTTAAAACTTCTCTATTAAAATTAATTTCAGGCATATAACTTATTTATTTAATTAATTACGATATAGCGAAGATAATGAAATTTACTACGATGTATCGAATAAACCAGTATTATTTGTTGTTATTTTCACTACGATATACCGTAGAGAAAAATTTTCGTAAAATATTGATTTTCAATAATTTAGGTGCTTTTTGCATTATATATATAATAATAGAAATATTATCTCTACCTTTAGTTTTAATATTAATATTATTAAGACGATTATTAAGATTATTATCAAGACAATTAATATTATAAGCAATATAAAATTATATTAAGTTATAGAAGCTGTTATGATTATAATAATAGGTTAATGAATTATGCAGTGAATTATGATGATAATGATAAAATAGATTATTATGGGAATTATAAAATAAATATGGATATTATTAATGAAATGAATTTAAAATGTGTATGAGAAATAGTTGGTTTATATAAAATAGTGTGTATTGGTGTGATGATGGAAGATTGTATTATAAAAATAATTAAAGTAGTGATTATAATTGAGTTTATAATATGGATTGAAAAGGTATAAATAAGATGGAATGTGGTTAATGGAAATGAAAGAGAATGGTTTAG